AGGATCAACAATAAAAAACCAAAAAAAACAAAAAAAAAAAAAAAAGTTCCAAAAAGGGATTAAAAAAAAAAAAAAAAAAGGAGAATAATAAATATGAAAACTAAATATACAGAAAATAAGGACATGATAAATGCCCCTGGAAAGCAATTGAAGATGAATTTAGAAAAAGATAATACACTTATTTTTCAACCAGGAGAACCTATTAATATTAAAGTACCAACTGAAGGCTTAATTAGAAGGATTAAAAAAGCTGGGGTTCATTTGGAGGATGCTAGACAAATAACTCCAGAAAATATTAATGTACATGATGTGCAAGAGTTATTAACTAATCCTGATTATAAAATTAGATTTATTGGAGAATATTGGGAATTACATGCTAGGATTCGTAGCTTAAATGCTATGGTTGTAAAATATAAGGCAGGAACTCTTGATTTTACGCCTTCCTGTAAATATGGAATCTTATCAACTCAATTAAGACATATGAAAAATTACTTAGAAAGTTTAAAGGTTAGAGCAGCTATTGAGGAAATCGATTTAAATAGTGTATTTACTTTAATCTATACTCTAAAAGATAATTATACAGACGTAGTTGTTTATGGATCAAAGGAAAATATTCCTACAGTACATGTTATCTGCAAAGACAATCTTAGCAATATTAATGTACTTTCAGAGGATGTACAAACTGGAGAACTTACTAAGGTGAATTCTAAACCAGCTTATTCGGTAGAAAATGATGGAAAATATATAGAATGCATTATAATTTAATGTGATAGTTTTTGTGATAGTTTTGGGGTTTGTGATAGTTTTTTGTCACAGATCTCATACTATCTTTGTTATTTTTTAGTATTTTTATGTAAAAAATACAAATTTTGTGATGTTTGTGATACTTTTGTGATACTTTTTTTAATAAAACTATCACACGTTTTTTGCCTTACCTAAGGCATTTTTTGATGGTTTGTGATGTTTGTGATACTTTTTTTATTAATTTATTATAAAAATAAATATATAAATAAATAGAAAATCACAAAAAAAACTATCTTTTTATCACAAATAGTAAAAAAAGGAGTCTTTATGAATAATATAAATAAAAAAGTTATTACCAATGATACAGCTAAAAGAAAAATTATACCAATGCAATTTCAAATGGTTTGTGGATTTTTAGCAGCTTCTGCCAAAGAAACAAAAACTAAAATGCCTTATTTGGTATTAGTATTTGATGGTGGCATTGATAAGTTTGTGCTCGATTCAGGTTATGCAGATGACTTACTAAAAAAGAAATATGTAAATACTGCCACATGGGTAGACCATGGCTATAATTTAGATTGTTATGATTTAACTCCAGTCTCAAAGGATTTAAATAATAAATTTAAGTTACCATCTAATATTAAAGATATTAATAAAGAAGTTGTAACAGTATATATTGAAGAAATGTTATTAGTTACTTATGGTGAAATTAACGAAAAAGAAAAAGAAAATAAAAAGGAGCCTTATGAAAAAACTAATTGCTCAGAATAGGATTATTCAAAAAATAGTTAGACATAAAAATATATTACTTATATCCGGTGGATTCATAGCAGGTGCTATATATAAATCTTTAAAATTTAATTATGATTTAGACCATAAAAATGGTACTATAGTTTGGTATAGAACATTTGATGAAAATGGTAAAATACTATCTGGAGATACCAATAGTTTTTATGCGATAGCCCTTAATCCAAAACTAAATAAAGAAGAGCTTTTAAAAAAAGGATATGTTACCCTTTATTTTAGAGCGCAAGATACAAAACTATAATTTTAACTGCGCACAAAAAACATATCCTTTAATGAGGAGAAGAAGAATACGCCTCTAATTATTTCTTAGATGTTAATTTTTTTTATGTTAGTTAACATCTTATTTTTTCTTTTTTATATTTTTTTCTTAAATATTCCAACCCATACTTATCAAAACCTATAGTATTCTTCTAATCCAATATTATAAGCCTATGCAAAAAATCAACCACATTAACTACTAAAATTTAACTCTCGTAACTCATACAACCAATAAATTCTGATAATAAACATAGGCTTATATTTTTTTATAAAATGGGAGTGATATATTGAGATTACCAAGAATAGAATCGTCTAAACCTAAAAAAAGTGAAGCAGATTATCAATCATATTTAAAAAATACTATAATGTTAAAGATTCCAGGAACAGAGGTTATTAAGAGAAACCCTTTTAATGATCAAGGTGCTCCTGACTTATTAATATTGTACAATGATAAATATGCAACATTAGAAGTTAAAAAATCAAAGAATGCTCCACATAGACCTAACCAGGATGATAGAGTTAATGAATATTCTAATAAAGCATTTGGTGCTTTTATATATCCTGAAAATGAACGAGAAGTAATTAATAAACTAAAAAAATATTTTAAATAAAAAGGAGAAATATGAGTAAGCTAAGATTTACACCGCATCCTGAATTAGAAGGACGCCATGCATTATTTAGTCCAAGTCAGCATTCATGGCTAAATTATAATGTAGATGCAACTGTTAAGAAATTTTTAAAATCATATAGTCAAGAAATAGGAACTTTAATCCACGAGTTAGCTAGTCGTAGAATAATAAGTAGATATAAAATTGATTATATTGATAAAAATTTAATTATAAATTTACTATCTGTAGATAACCATATTCCATATGATGCTTATAATACAGATAAAATATTACATTCACTTGTACCATTTGTAAATGATTGCATAGATGATAATATGGATTCAGAAGTAGCATTAATGAATGACTATACATCGTTTGGCCATACTGATGCTATTAAATATGAAATTGAGGCTATGGAATTATATATAAGTGATTATAAATCAGGTGAGAATCAAGTAGTTGAATTTGATCAACTAATTATATATGCAGCATACTTCTTCTTAGAGTATGGTCAAAAACTGCATATAGACCCTTATAAAGTCAAGAAAATAAGATTAAGACTTTATCAAACTAATTCTGAGGACCCATCTAGAAGTCCAATAAGTGAATTACTATATATAAAAGGAAGTCCTGATGAACAAAATGCAGCAACACTTCCAGAATTAATAAAAGAAACAATGGATAACGTAACACAAAAAACTGATGTTATCAAACAAGTTAAAATAAGGAATGGTATATTATAATGAATAAAGAAGAACTAGTCTCAATAGATAAAGAATCTGAAGATGATGTTGTACATTATGGTACACCACGTCATTCAGGAAGATACCCATGGGGTTCTGGTGACAACCCACAACATAATCAGGATTTTCTTTCTAGATATTATAAAGCTAAAGAAGATAATCCAAACGCTGATGAAACAACTATTGCTAAAATTCTAGGAATAACAACAACAGACTTGCGTGCTCAAAAATCAGTAGCATTGAATCAACGTGAAGCTCTCATTGTAGATAAAATAAGAGCTTTAAAAGAAGATGGTTTATCAGGTAGAGAAATTGGTAGACAATTAAATATACCAGAATCTACCGTTAGAAACTATCTTAAAGCAACTTCAGATAGAAAACGTGCCTCCGGTGCTAAAACTGCAGAAGCAATTAAAGAGTATATGCAAAATCATGAAGGTGTAATTGATGTTGGTAAAGGTGTTAATCTTCAACTTCAAATATCTGAAACTCGTATGAGTGAAGCACTTCAAATTCTAAAAAATGAAGGCTATACAGTCTATAATAAGACAGTTGCTCAAAGTTCCATGAATAGTAATAGAACTACTGTAAAATTACTTTGCCCTCCAGGAACTACATATGCTGAAGCTATGAAGGCCAAAGTAAATTACATTGGTCAAGATATTACGTCTGAAGATGGAGGAGATACTTTCGGTAAAAAATGGGAATATCCAAAATCAATGAATAGCAAGCGTTTGATGATTAGATATGCTGAAGATGGCGGAGTCAATAAAGATGGTAATATTGAGATTCGTCCAGGAGTTAAGGATTTAGATTTAGGACCAGGTGTTCATTATTCACAAGTCCGTATCCTTGTAGACGATACTCATTATCTAAAAGGTATGGCTACATATGGCAATCCTGCGGATTTCCCAGATGGAGTAGATGTAATATTTAACACTAATAAACATAAAGGAACACCAGCATTAGGTGACGATATTAGTGGTTCTGTTTTAAAAAAAATTAAAAATGATCCTGATAATCCATTTGGTGCAAATCTAAGAGAAATCGGTGGCCAGCATCACTTTACTGATGAAAATGGAAATATTAAAATGGATAGAGAGCATCTATCATTAATTAATAAAAGAGCTGATGAAGGTGACTGGAATGAGTGGTCAAAACAGGTTCCATCTCAATTCTTGTCAAAACAACCACAAACATTGATTGCAAGACAAATTAATTTATCTATGCAACAAACAAAAGATGATTATGAGTCCATAATGAGAGTCGACAATCCAATTGTTAAACAGTCATTATTAGATTCTTTTCAATCTAGTTGTGATTCTCAGGCTCGTTCTTTAAAAGCTGCAGCATTACCACAGCAAAGATATCAAGTCATCTTGCCGTTAACAAGTATTTCTGATAATGAAATATATGCTCCAAATTATGCTGATGGAAGCACTGTAGCATTAATTAGATATCCACATGCTGGTAGATTCGAGATTCCAATTGTTAAGGTTAATAATAGAAATGCTGAAGGTATCCAAAAAATCACACCAGGTGCTCAAGATGCTGTAGGAATTACAGCTAAAGTTGCTAGCAGATTATCCGGTGCAGATTTTGATGGAGACACTGTAATGGTTATTCCATTATCAAATAAAGTTAGAGTCCAAAATTCAAAGCCATTAGAAGGTCTAGTAGACTTTGATACTAATAGCTATGGCCCAGATCTAAAAAATGGTATAAAAGAAATAAATGGAGTTAAACATTATTATAGAAATGGAATAGAATATCCTATTATTAAAAATAAACAAATGGAAATGGGAATTGTGTCTAATCTAATAACAGATATGACATTAAAAGGTGCTCCTGACGATGAACTTGAAAGAGCTGTAAAGTATTCAATGATAGTTATTGATGCTGAAAAACATACATTAGATTATGCATCCGCAAAAAAAGAGTTAAGAATTGATGAACTAAAAAATAAGTATCAGCTCCATACTAATTTTAAAGGTAATACAAGTAAAGGAGCTGCAACATTAATATCTAGAGCGTCTAGTCCTATTGAAATGCCTGAACGTAAAGATGGTGCGTATTTTAATAAATATACTAATGAAAAGCTTGAGCTTTTAGAATATACTAAAAACCCTAGAAGTCCATTAACTAAGTATATCAATCCTGAGACTGGAGTTATATATGAAAAGAAAGATGTAACAACTAAATATACAGACCCTGTTACTGGTGAAAAATTATATCATGATACCAAAAGAACTTACAACCAGTATCAAGATAAAAATGGTAAAAAATATACTGCTTATTTAGATAAGGCTACAGGAAATTATACATATGTAGATGATAAAAAAATACGTCATATAGTCGATACCGATGATAAGAGATTAAAGAAAGATATTGTAGCAACTGGAAAATATTATACAATGGATATAATAAATGATGCTAATCTAATAAATTCAGGAACAATACAAGAATCTTATTATGCGAAGTATGCTAATTATTTAAAAAAATATGCATCACAAGCTAGACTAGACTCTTTAAATATTGAGTCTTATGATAAGGATCCTATTGCTGCTAAAAAATATGAGCCAGAAGTTAAGTCACTACAAGAAAAATTAAGAATTTCTTTATCAAATGCTCCAAGAGAACGCCAAGCTGAGGTATTAGCAAATAAAAGATACAAAGATAAAATTGATGATCTTGACGAAAAATTAGATAGTGAGCATGCCTCTAAATTATTCCAGAAAGAATTAGCGTTAGCCCGTATTCAAACTGGTGCTAAAAGATACGAGATATCATTCTCGCCAAAAGAATGGGAAGCTATACAAGCTCATGCTATAGCAGCATCAAATCTAAGACAATTAATTAAGCATTGCGATAGCAAACAACTTAAAGAATTAGCTACTCCTAGAGAGGATAGAAATATTATAACTACTACAAAATCTAATAGAATTAAGTCCATGTCCAATGCTGGTTATACAAATGAAGAAATATCAGAAGCAGTTGGATTAAGTGTATCTACTGTAATTGATGTTATGAAAGGAGATAGGTAATTATGATAGAACTAGATCATAATAAAAAGTATTTGTTAACAACTAAAGACAATCCTAAGTCTCCCGTTACAGAATTTGATGAATGGCTTAGCTGGGATAATATGTTGGGATACAATACTATTAATAGATTGGCTGCTGCAATGGGTAATGAATATGATAATGATACTCTAACCCAAGAAGAAAAAGATGAAATAGAGCGTAAAGCTCAACAAACTCTGATTCAAACTGGAGCTATCAGCAACTCCAGAGGAGTTACAGAATACATCTTAGTGCCAGTAACAGATAAATAGAATAAAATCATATAGGGGAGGGGGTCTACACCCCCACAACCCCTTTATATCGCCCCGGTCTTTGAAAAATCTCCGGGGGGAATTTTTTTAGAAAGCTTTTACACTCCTCTTATGGGTGGTTTTAGTCTTTAAACGAGGTTTATGGGACTAATATTGGGTATACTATGTACCTAGATGAACATTATGTCTTATTTTTTGTATTGTATCTGCAGTGATATTAATATATTTCCATACCAAATTCTCCTTTTTATTGATATATTGTTTATTTATTGATTCCATATCCTCGTTTAAAGACTAAATTTGAAAAGCCAATTAATGATAAGGAGATATTTATATGCCTAAAGTTATAAAAACTTGTATGCCAGAGGTTAATGAGCAGAATATAGATATATTGACTGATGCTGCTACGAGTCCTGACGCTTTTGAGTCTAAGTGTATAAACGCTGCTTATCATTTAGCCTATAAGCGTTTAATAAGTGGCGAAGCTACTTCTCAGGAGACTACATACTTTCTGAAATTAGGAAGCAAAGTAGCTACATTAGAAATGAAGAAGCTAGAGGCTGATACTAAAAAAGCTGAAGCTCAAGCAAAAGCATTAGATACTTCTAAAGAGCAGCAAGCATATGATAAAGTTATAGATGCTTTAATGTCATATAGAGGTGTTACTAATGATAATGAATAATAAGAAACGTTCTTATAGTGAACTTAATAAACTTAATAGTTTTGATGATAAATATTTGTATTTAAGAATGGATGGTATCCCTGGGGATGTAACATTTGGAGGATTACGATATTTGAATCAAAGCTTTTATAAAAGTAATGAATGGAAATCTGTAAGAAGAAAAGTTATATTACGAGATGGCAATTGTGATTTAGGTGATATCAATCATCCTATCCATGGAAAAACTATAGTGCATCATATAAATCCTATTTCTATAGAGGACTTAGAAAATGGTGATCCTAAAATCTTTGATATGGATAACTTGATTTGTGTTTCCGAAGATACCCATAATGCAATCCATTATGGAGATGAGGATTATCTTAATAAATTTAAGATGACTGTAAGAAGCCCTAATGATACTATACCATGGAAATAAATAAAAAGGAGGTATGTTACAAATGTCAATAATTGATGAAAATGTGTTTAAAAAACAGTCAACTCAGCAACATACAAATTATATCAAAGGTATAGCAATTTGTAATGTTAAATTAAATGTACGTCAATCTCCTAATCCGACTGGAGAAATTATTCACGTCATAAATAGAGGCGATAAATTTAATATTGACCTAGATAAGTCTACTGATAGATATTATTATATCAAATTCTCTAGACCTAGCAAGATTAAAGGGTTTGTTGCTAAAGAATATGTAGAGGTACTATAATTATGGAAAATGATGTATATGATTATGATATAGTACTTAACTCTGTAAAGCATTATTGTGGTTCTTTATTAGAAGAAGATGATACAGAGTTTGATAATGAGTTTTTAATGGCTATTAACTCATCACTTCAATCAGCATATCAATCTAATGATAAAATTAAAAATATAGAAGTTACATCATCAACCACATGGGATGAACTATCTGATGATAAATCCATTACACCATTATTAAAAACTTATATTAGCATTAAAACTAAAAAAGTGTTTGATCCTTCAGCATCGTCTATTATACAGAAGGCGTATGACGAGGAATTAAATGAATTATTTTTCAGAATGTCTGTAATCTAATAAAAGGTTAATAATGCTAAGTAATACAGCTACACCAAAATATTATGGTGAATGGAGAGCAAAAGTACTATCCGGAGAAATACCTGTTTGTGAAACTATTTCTATGGAAATGAATAGAATAGATGCACTTATAGCGAACCCTGGCATTTATTATGATCCAGCGCCAGTTGAAGGCTTTATTAGATATTGCGAAAATGAATTAGTATTATCTGATGGAGGCCCTGTTAGTATGCTTCTAAGCTTTAAGGTTTGGAGTGAGCAACTATTTGGATGGTATTATTTTGTTGAGAAAAAAGTATGGCAACCGTCATCTGATGGAGTTAAAGGTCACTATGAAACTATTCGTGAAAAACGAAGATTAATTACTAAACAATTTATTATTATTCCTCGTAGAAACGCAAAAACAATGTATTGTAGTTTCATACATAACTATTTATTAGTAGTAGATCCTACTGCTAAAGATCAAATAGTTACAGCTCCAACTATGAGACAATCTGAAGAAACGCTAAGCCCTATAAGGGTTGCCATAGCAAGATCTAAAGGGCCTCTATATAAGTTTATGACCAGTGGTAATATTAATAATACAGCCGGTTCTCCAAAAGATAGAGTAAAATTAGCGTCTACAAAAAAGGGCATCCAGAATTTCTTAACAGGAAGTATCTGTGAAGTAAGACCCATGTCTATTGATAAATTACAAGGATTACGTTGTGCAGTAGCAACAGTCGACGAATGGTTGTCTGGAGTTATTAAAGAGGACGTAATTGGGACTATCGAGCAATCTGCAAGTAAAAATAAGGATTATATAATAGTTTGTGTATCTTCAGAAGGTACTGTTCGTAATGGTCCTGGGGATACAATCAAAATGGAGCTTAATAAAATACTAAAAGGAGAATATCTTAATCCTCATGTTAGTATATTTTATTATAAGCAAGATGATGTTAAAGAAATTGGTAACCCTGATTTATGGATTAAATCTAATCCAAATATAGGGATTACTGTATCGTATGACACTATTCAACAAGATGTTGAAAAAGCAGAACAAGTTCCATCATCAAGGAATGATATTTTAGCAAAAGTATTTAATATTGCATGCGAAGGTTTTACTTATTTCTTTACATACGAACAAACTATTCCAGGTCCTGTTCAAGATTATACCGGAATGCAATGCTCGGTTGGAGCTGATTTATCACAAGGCAACGACTTCTGTGCTTTTAGTTTATTATTTCCATTATCAACTGGTGATTTTGGATTAAAAGCAAGAAGCTTTATTTCATCATATACATATGATCATCTAGCTCCTGCGATGCGTATTAAATATGATGATTTTATTAAAGAGGGAACTCTTATAGTCTTAGAAGGAACTATATTAGATATAGATGAAGTTTTTGATGATTTAGTTAATTGGATAAACGCCAATGATTACGTCCCAGAAGCACTAGGATATGACCCATATAATGCTAAAGAATTTGTAGATAGATGGGCTGTAGAATTTGGGGATAGAAATATTGAGAAAGTAATTCAAGGCGCTAAAACTGAAAGTGTACCTCTAGGAGAAATTCAAAAACTTGTAAAAAATAAGCAATGGCATTTTCATGAACAAATGGTGTCTTGGTGCATGGGTAACGCTATGGTGCTAAAAGATACTAATAATAACATGAAATTGTATAAGCAAAAGTATGAATATAAAATTGATACTGTCTCTGCTGCTATGAACGCTTATGTTGCTTTTAAAATTCACAAGCAAGAGTTCTAATATATTAAAGAAAAGGAGGAAAAACTATGGATTTATACACAAAAATCATTGATCCTAATGCTTTGACTCATGGTGGTCCTGGTTCTGGAAGATATGAAAAAGGTTCTGGAAAATATTGGAATCCTGATGGTACTTTAACTGAAGAAGGCAAAGAGCATTATTATGGAAAATCAGAAACCAATATTAAAGTTAAAGATACAACAAACAATAGCTCTAGTATTAAGGCTAAAAATAGTTTTAATACATATAATGTAAACTTTAATGAAACAATATCAGGTATGAGTGCTTCTAAAATAACAAAAGCTATGAAAGAAGGTCCAGATTCGGATTCTTATAAAGAAGCTATGGCAGAAGTAAATAAAAATACAGAGAAGAAAGCAAAAGCTGAAAATAATAAGAATATATCTAAAGCAAAAGCAGAAACTGCTGAAAATAAATTAAAAGAAGAAAAAGCTAAAACTGAACTAAATAAAATAAAAGAGCAACAATCTAAAGATAATGCTAAAAAAGTTCAAGAAAAATCTTCACAAAATAATAATAAATCTAAATCTCTTAATAAAGAAGATTATAAGGATATCCAAGAAGCTACTAAAGCCGTTAAATCTGCTGGATCAGATTTGCATACTTTAATCGGTCAAAAAAAAGGTACTACAGTATATGGCAAATATGATAACCTATCTACACAAGAGTTAAGATCTAGAATTGATAGAATTAGCGCAGAAAAACAATATTCTGATTTAATAGGAGATACTAAGTATTACCCTAGTAAACAAGAAAAAGCTAATAATATTATTGACAAAATTAATGCTGGACTAGGACTTGCAACTAGTGCATTAGGTATTGTAATAGCATATCAAGCTATTAAAAATAGGCATTCAAAATAATTCATAGGAAGATAAAATTATGTCAATTTTTAGTAATAATCCTATTAAAAAAATTTGGAATATATTTAAAGATCATAGATCAAATAATTTAGATGACTCTCCTAATGATTTATATATAAATTATATGTCTGGATTAAATCCTTATAGTTTTAAATACAGCTCACCAAATGATATATCATTCATTAACACAATATACACAAGAATTGCGAACGATGTATCTCTAGTTAATATGATGCATATTAAATCTGACCCAAATAATCCTGATAATTATGATGTTTTATATACTTCATGGCTAAATAAACTATTAACAAAGCGTGCCAATAAAGATCAAACTTCAAGAGCATTTATAAGAGATGTGGTTCAGTTTTTATGTGAAAATGGAGTTGTTTGCTTATTTCCAAATGACACTGATGGAGATATTAATGATACCGATAATTATAAAATATATTCTCTAAGATATGGCAAAATTTTAGCATATCGCGCAAACACAATAGATATTGATGCTTATAATGATAGAACTGGTACTCATGAAATTGTTTATAATGTTCCTAAGAGTGATGTATGTATTATAGAGAATCCTTTCGGCGCAGTAATGAATGACCCTCGTTCTATTGCTCAAAGATTAGTCAGAAAGTTAAATCAAATCGATATGATAGATAGTCAAATTTCCAGTGGAAGAATGAATATGCTAATTCAATTACCATACTCAACAAGAGCTAGTATAAAAAAGAGTCAAGCTGAGACTAGATTAAAGGAAATTGAAGATCAATTAAAAGACAATAAATATGGAATTGCATATTTAGATGCTGCTGAAAAAGTAGTTCAATTAAACAGGCCTGTTGATAATAATTCATACAATACTGTAGATTATTTAACAAAACAGATGTATGCATCTACTTATTGTACTCCAGAAATTATAGATGGTACTGCTACCCCAGAGGCTATGTCTAACTATTATAAAAGAACTGTTATGGTTATGGCATTAGCTATAGCTGAGGAATTAAGTACTAAATTTATCAGTGAAACTGCTCAATCTCAAGGACAATCAATAGTTTGCTATACTGACATATTCCAGTTCATGCCATTCCAACAATTAGCTGATACAGTTGATAAGTTGAAACGTAATGAAGTAGTAACTTCTAATGAATTAAGAAAGAGCTTTGGTATGCTACCTAAAAAAGAGCAGAAAGCTAATGAGTTAACAAACCCTAATATAGCTGATAAAAATAAAACAAGTGATATTAATACCAATTCAAACATAAATGATGAGTCGTCAGACAATAGCAGCGACGATACAAATCAGAATGGAGAATAAGTATTGATATAAATAAATGTAAATATATAAAGGAGGTTCATATTTAATGAAGAAATATGATTTCAGAGGTGTCGGTACAAGATATAATGTTAAATGTACTGATGGAGTTACTATTGCTTCTGGAAGCTTTGATGCTCAAAATGATACTATCGTTCCTTTATGTTGGCAACATTTTCATAGCGAACCTAAAAATGTATTAGGTAATGCAAGATTAATTTGTCATCATGATAAAGTTGATGTAGAATGTTTATTTAATGATACTGATTCTGCTAAAGACGCTAAGGAACTAGTTAAGCATCATGATGTTAAAGGCTTAAGCATTTATGCTACACATGTCAAGAGAGAAGGTAATCTAGTAACTAGTGGTGTTATTCAAGAAGTATCTCTTGTTCTAAAGCCAGCTAATCCTGGAGCATTCATTACTGATGTATTAGTGCATTCTGATAATAAAGAATTTACAGAAGAAGATTACGCATTATTAAATAGTAATCCAAATGATCCTAAATTTAAGGATGATGATATCACAATTGATGAAACTAGAATCATTATTCATAGTGATCCAGAAGATGGATTAGAATTATACCAATCAGATAATGAATCTGATGAAGCAGATTCTGAATCTAATAATTCTACTGAAAAAGAAGAAACCGCTGATGAAGTGCTTAAAACATTAACTGAAAAGCAACGCGCTATAGTTGATTTTTATGTAGAAGCTTCATATAATTTAGGTTATTCAGAAGCTAAAAAAGAAGCAGAAGAAACTGCTAAAAAAAACAAAGGTAAAGAAGAAGTCGCACATAGCGATAAGGAGGATAATTCAATGAACTTTTTTGATAAATATAAATCAAATCAAACAATTCAACAAAGTAATACAAAAGTTGCTGTAATTTCACATGCAGACTTAGATGAAGCTGTATTAAGTGCCCGTGATGGATCTGCAGCATCTTTAAAAGGAACTTTAAAGGCATTTATTACTAAGACATTAAATGCTACAATTGAAAACTATAAGGAACAAGATACATTAGCTCATGCTGATGGTGGTAACCAAGAAGCTCAAGCTTATGTTGCTAATAATAAAGATAATTATGCAATGGCTTTAAAGACATTAGATGCTATTAAGCATGCTGATAACAATGCATCTGCTACAGGAAATGATACTACACTATCTTATGGTATTCAAGATATTGCTAAGTTAATGCCAGAATCAACTCCAGTAGGAACATTTACATTGGATAATGATACTTCTTGGGTTGGTAAGGTATTAAATGGTGTAACTAAGAACCCAGCTGCTACTTTCCATTCTAGAATTATTGATTTAACTGGCGAAAAAGCAAGAGCATTAGGTTACGCAAAGAATGGTGCTAAGAAGATTGAACAATTATTAAAGGCTTCTAAGCGTGGTGTTGAACCATTTACTGTATATGTAAAGCAAAAAGTAAATCGTAATGATATGATTGATTTAGATTCTTGGGATGCAGTATTATTCTTACAAAATGAAATGAGTGCTAAACTAGCAGAAGAAGTTGCTAGAGCTATCCTAATTGGTGATGGTCGTGAAGAAGGTTCTGAAGATAAGATTGATGAATCTAAGATTATCCCAGTTTATAAAGACGGTTTAGATATTGAAGATCAAGGATCTTTATATGTAACTCGTGTTGCTGTGGATGCTGTTGCTAATGATGATGCTAATAATACTAAGTATGCTTCTAAGTTAATTGATGCTATTATTGCAAATCGTAAAGAATTAAAGACTACAAAGAAACCATCTTTATTTGGTTCTTATGAAGTATTAAATGGCCTAGATCTATTAAAGGATTTAAACGGTCACTTCATCTTTGATGCTGAGTCTTTAAAGGCTAAACTAAAAGTTGAAGATATTGTGCCTGTAGATGCTATGTCTGGATTATCTCGTGTAGATGATAATGGCAATACATATGATTTACCATTAATTGAAATGAATATGAGTGATTACTATATTGGTCGTAATAAGAAGGGTACTGAAGCTTTATTCACAGACTTTGATATTGACTATAACCAATACAAGTATTTAATTGAAACTCGTTTATCTGGTATGATTCCAGCTCCTAAGAAGGCTATTATCTTTGAACGTAAGACTGCAGCTACAACACCAACAGAGCCTTCTAATGATACAGAAGCTCAAGGTTAGGACTTTAATTCAAAATGGGTAGAAGATCTATAATATATATAGGTCTTGCGCCTGATAATGTGGAAGATCCGGCACATCCAGGAGTATACCTAAATAATTCTTATGTAGAAAAAAGAGTTATTGCTACAGAAATAGAGGTATCTATTATGAATACCTCTTCTTCTGATAGTACTAACGAAACCATAACTTATGGTAATCCATTATCTTTTAATATAAATAACTATATATTAAAACATAAGCATAATATTCGCTATGTACGATATCAAGATGGAAATAAATGGAGTATTACAAAAATGATACAAAATTCTCGTACTATGACAGTTTATTTAGGGGGTGCTTATAATGGATAGTAATCAAGATCTATTAGAACAAAAAAGAATAAAATTCCACAATAAACTTTTATCAATATTACCAGGGGTTAAAATTTATTATAATCCACCTGATAATATAAAAATACAGTATCCAGCTATTATATATAAAGATTCTAGTATTAAGTCTGTAAGAGCAGATAATATAAAATATATTACAAGTCCTGGCTATAAAGTTACTTATATATCAAGCAACCCTATAGACCCTAATATATCTATATTGCTAAAGAATTTAAATATGCTAGAATATAGTAATAGCTATTATTTAAATAATAATAAGTATACTGTATTCAATTATAATACATAACGGAGGTATGTCAAATGAAGTTAGAATTTGATAAAGACGGAGAACGTCTATATGAGACTGGTGTCTCTAAGTGTGTACTATTTGTAAAGGACAAAACTGGTTATAGATCAGGTGTTGCCTGGAATGGTATTACAGCTGCTAATGAACAACCAGAAGGCGGCGAAGCAAATAAAGTATATGCTGATAATATTACATATGCTACAATGTATAGCACAGAATCATTTAAGGGTACTGTTGAAGCATTATTCACTCCATCTGAATGGAAAGAATGTGATGGTCGTAAATCCTTAGGGAATATTAAGGGTTTAACTGTAGGTCAACAACGTAGATCAACATTCGCATTATGTTATAGAACTGAAATTGGTTCTGATGATATCGAACCAGGTTCTTCAGGTGCACCTTACAAGCTACATATTTGGTACAACTGCAAAGCAAGTCCATCAGAGCATGGTCATGCAACAAATAGTGAATCTACAGAAGCAGATACACTAAGCTATGAAATTAATACTACACCATTTGGTGAATTCACTGTTAATGGAGAAGTTTATAAGAATGTTGCAAATGTTACTATTGATACTAGAGAATTAACAGAATCAGAATTAGCTAATCTTTCAAAAGTAGAAGATTATTTATACGGTACTGCTACTACAGACTCTAAATTATTACTTCCTGAAGAAGTATTCGCAGTAATTTCAACAGGAAAATTACCAGAAGAAGTTGGCGAACAAACAGGCAATTAATTTTAAAGCCTAGTTTAATGCTCACTTAAATTCAAAATGGAATGGAGAGGCTAATATTAATATACCTCCATTCCGTTTTTTTTTTATTATAACTATTATTAAAAAAAGGAGATTATTTTATTATGTTAAAACAAAATGTAGAATTTTTAGATTTAGAAGGTAATAAGTGCTCAGAAACAATGCACTTTAACTTAACAGAAAACGAAATGACAGACTTCATTCTTCATGAATTCCCAAATGGTAATGTCCAAGAATCTATGAATGCAATGCTAAAGGAAGGTAATCAAACTTTATTATTTGATACATTTCATCATATTACAGAAGCTGCATATGGTACACCAAGTGAAGATAAAAAGCATTTCTATCATTTAAGAAATGAAAATGAAAAGAGAGAACTAGAATCATCATGTGCATATCAAGAGTTATTAACAAAGTTATCTAAGGATGAGAGTTTTGCAACTAAGTTCTATCAAAATATTTTCCCTAAGGATTTATTAGCAAGAGCTGAAAAAGAAGCTAAAGAGCAACTTTCAAAACAATAAACTAATTAATTACTGTTTATATGTTAGAACTACTTATAAAACCAGTTATATTTGATGTTGATTCTAAAACTGGGGAAGTTATATGCATACCTAGTACTAATACAGTACTAAAACTAGAAAATAGTTTATTAGCTTTATCTAAATGGGAATCAATCCATGAAAAACCATATTTACAATATGTAAATGATACTAAAGTTAATAATATTAAAGATAAAACAATATCTTTTGAAGAAACTATCGATTATATTAAATGCATGGTTATAAATATAAATGATTCTGAAGTAAAACAAATATTTAAGGATCCACTTATAGCTGCTACAGTATTTAATGATGAAGATAACTCTCACGTTATACAAGAGCTAGAAAATTATTTTAATAAATCTATGACTGCTACAAAATTTAAAGATAGGAAAACAGACTCAGTTCCGGAAGGTTCTCCTAAACGTAATAAAACAGTCACTAGTGAAATGATATATGCTCATATGTTTGAGTCCGGTATTGATAAATCTTGCGAAACATGGAATATAAACAGATTATTAGTTACTATGAGAATTATTAATGATGATAACTCATCTGCAAATCCTAAAAAGAAGAGTAGAACACAATTATTAAACGAATATGATTCTTTAGAGGCTCAAAACCGAGCAAAATATTTAAAACCTAAATCCTAAATATTCTAATATTAGGAGGCTATATCAGCATGATAAAAATGAAATATAGTGGTTATGACAGTTTATCAAAACACTTATATAATATTCAGAATATCAATATTAGTGATATTTCTAACATGAAACGAATAGCTGAAGAAACGGTTCAAAGACTAAAAGATGCAACCCCAGTCGATACTGGATTAACTGCATCTTCTTGGTCTTATGAAATAAAGATAGAGGGAAATAAAACTTCCCTTTTATTTTTAAATTCAAATATTCAAAATGGAGTGAACATTGCTTTGATTTTAGACAGTGGGCACTTAAGTAAAGATGGCAATTGGATATCTGGGTATGATTATATAAATCCAGTGACAAGAGCCGCATATTATAAAATCATAAATAACGCTAGAAAGGAGCTGATTAGATAATGAGTGATATAGAAGCACAGGTCGTAAGAATGGAATTTGATAATAGTAATTTTGAAAAAAATGTAAAAAAATCTAGAAAATCAATTTCACAACTACGTAATGAGTTAGATTTTACTAAAACTGCTAAAGCTTTAAACAAAAATTTTAATAGTTCCGAAAAAGGAATTGATTCTAATATAAAGTCTATAAATAAATCATTAGAATTAACTGCTGGTAAAATAATAAGGATTACTACTATAGCTAATCTTACAAATAGTATATTTAATAGATTAAAATCAACTATTAAATCATTATCGTTTGATAATATTCTTTCTGGTTTCAGTAAATATGAAGAGTCGACTAAAGCAACCGCAACCTTACTTGCTCAGACTATAAAAATGACACAAGATGATGGAACTGTTAAAACTATTGAAAATGTCGCTGAGAAAACAGAGATTGTAACTGAACAAATGAAAAAACTTAACTGGTATACTGATAATACATCATATTCATTCACAGAAATGCAAAAGAATATTGGTAAATTTACAGCCGCCGGATTAAGTTTAAATAAGAGCGAAGAAGCTATGGAAGGTATAGCAAACTGGGCAGCTGCGTCTGGTCAAAACGCAGAAGTTGCTAGTAGAGCTATGTATAACATTTCGCAAGCAATGTCTTCAGGCTCAATGAGATTGGTTGATTATAAATCAATTCAAAATGCAAGTATGGACACTACTGAGTTCAGACAGAAGGCTTTAGATGCTGCAGTTGCTGCTGGTAAACTTACTAAAAACATTGATGGTACATATAATACTTTAAATGGTCATACTTTCAATATTAATAATTTTACTGATTATTTATCTGATAAGTGGCTTGATAAGGATGTCATGATGGATACATTAGGTTCTTATAGTAAGGCAACAACTGAGATATATAACATGCAAAAGAAACTTGGTGCTGATGGTCATCTTGTAACTATAAGTGAAACTGTAGAAGAATATGAAAAACATATAGAAGAATTGAAAGCTGCATATGAATCTAGTGGTTCTGCTGCAGATAAATCTGCATATGAAACTGCAGTGTTTGGTTTGAAGGTATTCAAATCTGCTCAGGAAGCCAGAACTCTATCTGATGCCTTAAACGCTACTAAAGATGCTGTTTCAACAGGATGGAAAAATACTTTTGAAACTTTTATTGGTTTATCATCAGAATCAACGGAAGTATTTACAATACTAGCAGATAGGCTTACAACATTCTTTAACCGAAAAGCTGATAATAGAAATAACGCTCTTACAGCATGGGCATCATCATCAATCCCTATTCTAAAGGAAGTTGATGGTGAATTAAAAGAGGTTAATATAAATGCTAGAGATTTATTATTTGCAGATACTAGTGAAACTAAAGGAGCTGTATGGCAAATATTGGATTCTATAGGAACCATTATTCGAACTATAGAGGGTGCATTCCGAGAAGTATTCCCTTATACTGAAGGAGTTTCTGATGAAGTAGAAGGATTAACTCAAAGAATGCAAAGATTTTCTAAATTATTTTATAATTTTGCTAATAATCTATCAAATGTAATAAATAAAAATAAAGAAACAATCTCAACTATATTTAAAGTTATATTTGGTGGCTTAAAAATATTGATTACTGCAATTAAAGCAGTATTTACTATTGTTAAACCATTTATAAGCTTAATAGGTTCTATATTTAGTTTTATTACAGGAAAATTAAATAGAGGTACTAGTTCTGTAGTAGATGGTATAAATAGCATTTGTAATTGGATTACAAATTTATCTTATAGATTACAATCATTTAATGAAAAAATAGTAAACAAGCTATATATTGGTATAACTTGGGCTATTAATAAAGTAATATTAGGTTTACAAAAACTAAAAAACTCAGGATTTATAGACTTCATAAAAAAAGCTACCAATAAATTAGTAGAATATATTATTATTCTTAAAAATAATATAGTAAACCTTATTAAAAAAATAGACTGGAATTCAAAATGGAATTCAATTAAAAAGTTCTTTTCAAAGCTATGGTCATTAATAGTGTCTTTCTGGAATAAATTAAAGAGTCTAGGATTTGTAAATATTATAAAAGCTATTGGTGCTGGAATTTGGAAAGGATTTAAGTTTATAATTGATTCTTTTAAGCAATTAGCTACTGGAATTAAACAATCAAAAGTCGGTCAAGCTATTGATGGAACAATTCATAAAATTAAACCATTAGAAATATTTGTAAATGGTATTAAGAACTTATTTAAAGGAGCTCTTAATTTTATAAAAGGTCTATTATCAATGTTTGGTTCATTATTTACTACATTAGGAACTCTTTTAGGAGAACTAGGCAACGGAATGCAAAGATTATTCCAAGGTGGTTTAACTACAGAAGAGTTTAACAGAATAAAAAGTGGAGTCACAAAAGGTGGCATTATAGCTTTAATAGGAGTATTAATATATCAAATAGGTAAAGCAGTTGGCCCTCTTATTAAATTAGCAAGGATTTTAGGTAAGAGCATCGGTGATATAATGAATGCATTCACAGATGGATTGAGGTCAGTATTTAAAGCAAAAGCAGTACAAATGTATGCTGTAGCTATTAAAGAAATGTCTAAGTCTATATTAATAATGGTTGCTTCTCTTATAGTATTATCATCTATAGACGAACAACGATTAGAGAATGGCTTAAAAGCTATGACTGTTGTAGCATCTACAATGGTAATATTCGTAAAACTAATTGTAAGATGTGTTAATAGTATGCAAACTGTAAAGTCTAGTGTATCTAAATTATTTGTAGGATTTAAATCATTATCTAAATCGTCAACTAAAGGATTATCATTTGTTAACAGTGAATTAGCAGAAAAAGCTAAGATGATTGGTGCTATATCTAAGCTATTAGTTAGATTAAGTGTTTCAATGTTTATTATGGCACTTGTTATAAAGAAATTAGGTTCTATAGACCCTAAGGTATTAACTCAAGGTTTAGAAGCTATGATAGTAATGCTATCTATGACTGCTATATTCGTAAAAGCATCAGCATCCAATAGCAAAGATGATACCAAAAATGCTAAAAAGACTGCCAAAACTTTAGCAGGATTAGGCATAGCTGTATTATTAATGTCAAGAGCTATTACTAAATTAGGTAGTCTTGACGAAAAACAATTAAAACAAGGTCTACTAGGATTAGGAGCCATATTTGGATTTATGGCATCATTCTTTAAATTAACAAAAAATAAGGAAAAACGTTCAGGCTCCAACTTTAAGAAAAATATTCAGAACGTTACAGACGCTAATCTTCAATTAATGGGATTAGCAACAGCATCCATATTATTGACTGCTACAGTTAAAATATTAGGTAAAGCCGACTCTAGAGTTCTTGCTAAAGGTTTATTATCTACAGCAGTATTGTTCTCTATTCTTGCAATGTATACAAGATTGACAACAGTATCAGATAGTAAAATTTCAAAAGAATCTAAATCTGGAAAAAATAGTAGTCTATCAACTAATAAAGAAAAAGTATATCATAATGTTTCAGCATCTATAAAAGGTCTTGCCGTTGGAATGCTTATCTTAACTGGAAGTGTTGCTATACTAGGTAATATGAATACTGATACTTTAAAAAAAGGATTAATATCTATAGGAATTATTACAGGCACTTTAATAGCATATTCTGTATTAACCTCAAAAGCAGATAAAGAGCTATCAAGCAGTTCCTCAGCAACAAAATCTTCATCAACTGAAAATAGCAAGAAAACTTATAAAGCTATCAATGCTAAATTAGTAGGTTTATCTATGGCTGCTGTAATTTTGGCAGGTAGTATTAAAATCTTGTCAACTATAGATGATAACAAACTAAAGCTAGCCACTGGTATGGTTGCTGGCATAATAGCTGCTATGGGAGTATTTACAGTCATGATAACTAAATATAATAAAGATACTTCTAAAACAACATCAAAAACTTCATCTTCTTCTAAGAAACAAGTTGCTACTCTTAAAGGAGTTGCTAAAGCATTAATATCTACTGGAATTGCTATGGTTGCAGTTGCAGGGGCATTCAAAATAATGGACTCTGTAGAAATAGATAAAATTCAGGCTGGAACTAAAGTATTAGCAGTAATGCTTGCTGGTATTTCTGCTATAACATTTGTATTATCAAAATCTAAATTAACTGCAAAAGAAATGAACAAATCAGCTACTTCTATAATTAAATTGGCTATAGCGGTAGCTATATTAGCAAGTTCTACAATTCCAATGGCAGCTGCTATGAAACAATTTTCAGAGGTATCTGGCAAAGATATATTAAAAGGAGTAGCTAGTATGATTGCTTTTGGAGTTGCTTGTGCAGGATTAGCATTAGTTTTAAAAGCTGCTAATGTAGATAAAATTGTTATTGCTATTGGTAAAGCATTTATGTATTTAGGTGCTGGTTTAGCATTAGTATCAGTTTCTATATTATTACTAGTTGCTGCTGCAGCAATGATAGCACCAGCTATGCAAGATCTAGCTGAAAACGCTGAATATGCTGAAAAAGCTGGACAGTCATTTGGATTATTCTTAAGTGGATTATTAAATGGATTAAGTGGAGCAGTAAGTTCTCTATTAAGTCTTATAAGTCAAGCTATTGATGAAACCGTAAATAAGATATTTATATCATTACAAAATATATTATCTCAATTATGGACTTTTATACAAAGTAATACTGATTCTATAGCTCAAACAATAGTAAACTTTGTGAATGCAGTTTTAATTGCTATTAATAATAGTGATTTATTGGATAATTTAGTTGTATTTATAATTAAACTATGTAGAGCTGTATTAGATGGTGCTTATGTAATAATCGATGATTTGGTTACTTGGGTAATAGGACTTGTTAATAAGTTAGCTGAAAGATTACCAGAAATAGGAACCGCTATTGGTAACTTAGTTGCCGGCATTGTAGATGCTTTCTTTAATGCGCTAGAAGTTGCTATACCTAAGATATTAAATCGTATACTAGACTTTATATGTAATCTATGCATTAGTATAGGTAATTTCATAATGCAAGCTGCAGGTCGTTTAAAAGCTGCATTCTCATATTTAAAGATGAGTATTGTAAACGCTTTTGATACATGGTTTGGTTTGCCATTAAAATACTCAGCAGAAGATTTAGGTAAAACCGCTGACACTGCTTTAGGAGACGGTATTACTAATAATTCTGATATTACTGAAAAAGCAGGAACTGCAATGACAAATACCCTTAGTCTATCTATTAAGAACGGTCTTTCTGCTTTAAATCCATTTAATTTAGCAAAAAAATTAGTACAGGATTTCTTTAATGGAATGTCTAATAAAATTAATGCTTTAAAAGAGAAAATTAAGGATACATGGGGCAAAATTACTTCATGGATAAAAGGAGTGTTTGGTCAACATTCACCATCAAAAGTATTTGAACAAATCGGTGAATATAATGTTCAAGGTTATATGATTGGTGTTGATAATGAAGCATCAGCCTTAGAATCTCAATCCAAAGGAATGGCAACTAGTCTTATTGAAGCTATGGATGAGATCAGATCTACTATAATAGAAACATTAAATGGTATGTTTAATGGTGATGGTGTCACTATGAAAATAACTCCAGTACTAGATACTACTATTCTAAAGGATCAAATATCAGCTTTAAATCAAAATGGATTGAGGACATCAATATCTGCTAATGCAGTTAATGCAGCAGAAGCTGTTGGTGACAGTGGTAATACTGTAAATCATAACTCTGCATTAACTTCATCATATAATACAAATAACACAACCAATAATAATAATTCATATAATTATGAAGTTAACTTTTACATCACTAATCCTAATACTGATGAGGTTGCTGATAAAGTTAACTCAGTTATGCAAAAAGTTGTAGAAAGGAATAATGCTAATAATGGGAACACTCATTTTTAAACAAAAAAGTTCTAAAGAATTAGGAATAACTATATTAGCTATTCCTACTCAACCATATCCAGAACGTGATATTACATATACTCACGTGCCAGGCAAAAGTGGTGATATTGTGATTGATAATGGAAGCTATAAAAATGTAGAAATTACATATAGCATGTTTTATGAATATCCTGAAGGAACTAAACTTCAGCAAATACAAAATAACGTTGCTAAATGGTTATCTACAAATGGTGTCTATGCAAGACTTGAGGATAGCTATGATAATTCTCACTTTAGAATGGCAATAGTATCTAATAGTTTTGAATTAACCGATTTACAAGGTGAAGCTGTTACATTTGATGTTGTATTTACTTGTAAACCACAAAGATTTCTAAAAGTGGGTGATGATCTTTATAATTTTGACAAAGATTCATCATCTACTTTGTCATTCGTTAATGATAATATATATGGCGGAGACAACAAACCATACATAGAAATATATACTTCAAATGAATATGATAATAATGTAGAAAATATTGTAAATCTAGATATATTTAATTTAGATGATGACTATAATAAAACTAATTATTTCAATCAAAGCAGTAGATTATTATCTATAAAAATACCAGCAAATTATCAAAGAATATCTAAATTTATTATTGATTTTGAAACTGAAGAAATCAAAGCTTATGATTCTTCCAATAATGAAATAATTTCATTTTTAGAAGATTCTGAGATTGTATCTCCTAATATATTTAATCCTTTTATATCATTTGGTTCAGATACTAAAACAATGATTGAAATAAAAGGACCTGTTAAAGAAAGTAAAATTAAACCTAGGTGGTGGGATCTATGATTAAATTATTTAGTCCGACTTCTACAGATTTTGATGGTATCGGATATGGCATTGTAAATGATGCTATATCCTGTGCTGTTACTTCTAGTGAAGATGGAACCTTTGAATTAAATATGGAATACCCATCCAATGGGTTAAAAATAAAGTATATTAAAACAAGAAATTTAATAGTGGCAAAAGCTAATAAATATATGAAGCCGCAGGCTTTTAGAATAGATAGTATATCAAGGTCCTTATCTGGAAACTTAGCAGTGCATGCATTCCATATATCATATGATATATTAAGTATTCCAATAGAACCAATAAATGCTACTGATTATAAAAATGCAATTGAATTAATTCAAAATGGAATAGATTCATTTAAGCTAAATGATGCTACTCAATTAAATAAATTTAAGATTCATGATAAAGTAGTAGTTAAGGTTTATTCTGACGAAGATACAGACGTTACAAAAAAGCAAGTAGACTTTAATAAGTCTTTTATCACAGAAGAACCTACTAATTTAAGATCATTATTAAATGGTGGAAGTTCGTCATTATCATCAGAATATAAAGTACAATTTATATATGATAACTTTGATATTTATGTAGTTGATGGATTTACTAGAGATAGAAGTAAAGTATTAATACAAAAAGATGATTATTATCCTTTTGAAAATACTAATAAAGAATTACCACCTATCGAAATTAAATATGGTAAAAATATATTATCATACGATCAAACCTTAAGTTCAAGTGCTCAATATACAGGTATTTATGCTTATTATAAAGCAACTGAATCTTCAACAGGCTCTGGTAGTAAGAAAAATACTTATTTAGATGCTTATATTTGTGCAGATTTAATAGAATTTGTTAATGGAAAATATAAAGTTAAATCTGATAAACTTGAAACTGTTTGGAGAAAAGCTGGATGGTTAGGTACTTATAGTAAAGAAGCTACTGAGGCATTTATTAAATCAAATCCGGGGGTTAATAGTTCAATTAAATTAGCAAAAGAACCTTTTGATTCTGCATCTATGTCTGATGATGCTTCGTGCCAAATAAAAACAAATATTAATATTGAGAACCCAAATCCAGATTTATATAATGATAAATATTTCAATGTATATAATAATATTTATGTATGGAATATGCACCCTGCCAAAGGTATCATTATAAAACAAGAAAAATGGTTTTCAACTCCGACATTGAAAGGATCTAAAAATATAGCATATGAAGTTACTGGAATAAACGATTCTTCAGCAATAGAAGATGGTGCTAAAACATATTTATATTATAAACTAATAAAATATAAAACTATAACTGTAGATGGTGTTGAACAAATTCAACTTGATGATACTAATAATAAAATAGTAGAAGCAAGATATGAAGATAGTAATGCTTTAGAGAAAATAAAAAATATTGAAAATCTAACTATAGTAGATTTAGATAATCAATGCTATACATTAAACTGGCAACCTGCTGGTAATTATGCTATTAATAAAGATATGTATACTTGTAATACTGATACAGGAATATTTGGTAATCAAATTGTTACTATTATAGCAAATTATACTAAACCAGTAAATACTACTTCTGATGATGAGGACTATTCAGAAGATGTTAGCAGTAATGTTGAAATTATAAAAATGGAAGATAACGCTAAAAAAGATGACGGTTCAGTTCCTGATAAATTGTCAGAAGTTAAGCCTGGACAAGTTTGGAAAGGAATCTATTGGATAAATCCTGCATCTGACTTCCAAAATATTATGATTGCAGAAGCAAATTCATTATTTGAATCTAATAGTGTAAACTCTAGCAATAAATCTTACATGAAGGTTTGGATAGTTGAAAAATATACTGATGAAAATGGAGTTGAACAAATCCCAGAACCATATACTTCAAAATGGTTAACAACTGAAGAAGGTGGAAACCCTATGGATCCTAGTTTAGGATCTACAATTGTAGGTGAATCAGCTCCAATGCAAATTCAAACCCCTGGCAAATATAAAGATCATATCGTAACCTGGAAAACTGAAGAAATAATTGCAAATAGTAAATATAAAGATTATTGGGATGGTAATAGCAATAAAAACGCGCCATCACCAACTGTTATTGGTTCTACTTCTTCAGGAAGTAATAATCCTACTTCAGCTGATATAATAGAAAAAATCAAAAACTATATTGCGTTGAAAGGCCTAGCATATGAAAAGAAAATAACTAAGTGCTCTTTTATAGACTACGATGTAAGTACTGATAAATTTGCTGATACAAACTTATCAACATTAATGTTGATGGATAAAATTAAAGTTAAGAATAAATTATTTGATACTAATATGACAGGTACTGAAGTTAGAATTATAGGATTAAATTATGATGTATTACAAGATAGATATACTACGATATCTGTTGATAGTACCGTAGAAAAAGTAACAGATGATGCCGTCATGAAAGGGGATGGAGTGTCATCATTATCAAACGATTCCGGTTATACTGATGAATTAAAAGTATCACAAATTATTGCTAAAACTATTACTGCTGATAAAATTGAAGCATTGAATATTAAAACTAATGCCGCTAATATAACAGGTAAAATCAGCGCTAATAGTATTAATATAGAAGATGTTATCGAAGCTGGTAGTGCTAGTATTAAAACTCTAGTAACTGAAACATTATCAGCAAGTAATGCTAAATTTAGTGGAAGCATTGCAGTAGGTGCTAAATCTATAGGATTTGCTTATAATGCAAATTTATTTAATCCTGATCCAACAGTTGATTATACTATTTATGATTCTCAAACTAACCCTAAAGAAGTATACTATGATCAAAAATTACATGAATATGGTATATTACCAGGAAGCACTAATATAAGTTTAGATTATGATAAACAAACTGAATCCTTAACTATAAATTCTGATTCTGTGGGGTCAGACTATAATTTGATTTATTACAAAATAGCTAAAAATAATCAATCTGAAGATATTAGAGGAAATACATATACAATTTCTTGTCATGAAATAATCATACCTATGAATTCATCTGCAAAACCTATAATAGGTATCGTATATGGTTCTAATGGTATATATGGTACTCAAACTGTAAATGCATTATATTACGAAAATACTGTTAATCAGTTAGAAGATGATGGATATCATATCAAAAATTTTAAATATACTATAACTATTCCTACAGCATTAAACACAGATGATAATATATATCTAGTATTTGGTACTGGCATAAAAAAAGACTTGGATTATATAGGTGGTACCGGTTCTATTAAGTTTATTAAACCTAAAATAGAATTAGGTTCTGTAAAAACTTCATGGACAAAATTTAAAGTGCCAAACATGCAATATAATACTACTTTAGATTCTAATGGTAATTTATTAATGTCATCTGGTAATATAAAATTAGGATATGATCCATCAATAAAAGATTATACCTTAAGTATTGGAGATGATGGTACCTTAATTATGAATAAAGGAGCTATTAATCTTGGTAAACAATCAGATGGTAGTTACAATTTTAGTGTAAACGATAGAGGCCAAATTGCAATTCAAAATGGATATATAAGTCTTGGTGATGGTACATTTAGAGTAACTTCTGATGGAAAAGTTACCATGACACAAGGGTCTATATCATTGGGATCTGACTATAATTCTACAATATATATGGATGATACTGGACTATTTAGAATTGGAGATTATTTTGAAGTATCTAAAGGTATTAATGGTGCTAACTTAAAAATCGGTGGCACTAGAATCGATATTTCTGGAAATATTAAAGTATCAAAATCAGCACAATTGATAGCTAGTACGTCAGTATTTGATAATGTAACAGTATCATCATTATCGTCTTCTAATGATAATGGAGATTATTATACTAAAATATATGATGGAGCCTTAATAACAAACTCTGTATTCTTTGATAGTTCTAAGCAAACTGGTATTACAACTACAAAAGGTTCATCTAGAACAGTAGACGTCAATACTACTTTAGAATACGATAGTTATTATATTTGGAGAGGTTCTTCAGGCGCAGTTGGTATGAGCCAAGATAGCTCTGCTATTTTATACGTTACTATTGACGGTGACTCTATATCATATAATGAAATAGAACCAACTTTTAATATAATAATACACATTACACTAAAGAATTATTCTAGTAACGATAAAGCAAAAATGGCAGTGTATAATGCTATAAAGAGTTTTATCAAATATTCTGATATTGAATATAATCTTAAAATAAATGTTGGGGAGATAAGTACAAATATAGTTAAATTTAATATATTGTCTTATGACTATAATAGTGTCAAAAGATATTTTGATAATTATGTATCAGAAGATTATAATGATATTTTTAAGGCGTATCTTTCCAATGAAGATGCCACTTATAATATATCAGATTGGATATTTAAAGATTTCTTTACGATTACAGTATCAAAAAGTTACGGTGATACTATTACAATACCGGCTATAAATAAATCTGATACTAATCTTAAAATATCTGCTAATTTAGTCCCAGCAGAATATAAAAAATATAATATAGGTTCACCAGAATATCCTTATGATAATATATATCAATTTGCAGCGATCTTTAAAGGATTATCCTCAGGATTTAGAGGAGCAAATATGTTCCAGGTGTTTACTATAGAAGACCCTACAGTAGCCATTGATGGTCATAAACCAGTGATATTTAGAATTGAACCAAAACTCGGATTATATTTTCATTTTAACGCAAAATTACCATGGATTGGTTCTACAGGCAATTATCATCGCTATAAATATAATAAACCATCAGGTATATCATTTATAGAAGCTCCAATAATGCAAATTGATGGGTATTCTTTTGATAAAATTCAGGGTCTTCAACATTTCAAAGAAAGTGCTCAAATAATCTTGCAAGATACTAAATATAATAGTATAAGCGCTAATATAATAGCCTTAATATCATTTGATGATTAAAAAAAAACATAAAAAGGAGAATAATTAAAAAATATGAAACAAATTAAATTAATCGACGTAGTTAACGCCGTTGAACCTTTAAAAAAATTAGCAAATGCTCAAACTGATAACTTTTCAGCTTTAAGAGCAGTTAGCAAACTAGTAAAGAAATCTGAAGAAGAATTGACTTTTTATAGAGAAGAAGCTAATAAAATTTCAGAAAAACATATCTTAAAAGATGAAAATGGCAATTTCATTAAAGATTCAGAAAACCCTAATATGGTAAGAGTAGATTCTGAATATGGAAAACTAATGCAAGAATTAGCTAATACTGAATTAACAGATTTTGAAGAAATTGAAATCAAAATTACAGATTTTAAGGATTTTACATTATCTGCAAATGAATTGGATATCCTTGATAAATTAGTTAATATTGTAGATTAATTCAAAATGGATGCGTTTACTGGTATCGCGTGAATAACCAGAATTTATTTAAAAGGAGATAGTTATTTATGAGTAATTCTAATATAAGTAAAGTTATCCATAAAGTAAAAGTTGACTTTACAAAACGTACTATACAGGACAGAGTTAATCTTGTTCAGTATGACACTAATGGTACTATACGTGTGGATTTATATTCTAATGGTATTCCATATTTTATTCCTTCTGATAGTACTAAAATTTACTCAGCTTCTCTGAAGTATACCAAAAGAGATGGTCATTATATAATAAAGTCACCATTAAATTCTATTTTAGGATCTAATTATTTATTATTTGATATCACAAGGCAAATGACAGCTTTAGACTGTGAAACTCCAGCTACTGTTACAATATATGAATCTGAAGGCTCTAATACATCCCATATTAGTACTGGCAATTTTATACTAAATATTGAGCATGCAACAGTTAATTCTACTGCTATAAAATCTGATGATGAATATGATACTTTTGATGAAATTCAGAATATTAAGAATCATGTAGATGCTAAATCCGATCATGTAGATTCACAAGTAGATCATGTAGATTCACAAGTAGAACATGTAGATGCACAAGTAGAGCATGTAGATGCACAAGTAGAGCATGTAGATACTAAATCTGCTCATGTAGATGCTAAATCTAATCATGTAGATTCACAAGTAGAGCACATAGATGCACAAGTAGAGCATGTGGATGCACAAATAAACGCTGGAAATGTATTATATAATAATATGGTTAAAGAGCATTCTGATGCTGTTAATGATATTCAAAATGCCCATAATGCTGCTAATGCTTCAATTGAAAGTAATAGACAAGCAGCTGTTAAATCAGTTAATGATACTAAAAATGCTGCTAATGCTTCAATTGAAAGTAATAGACAAGCAGCTGTTAAATCAGTTAATGATGCTAAAGATGCTGCTAATGCTTCAATTGAAAGTAATAGACAAGCAGCCGTTAAATCAGTTAATGATACCAAAGATGATATTAATAATTCTACCGAAACTACCGGTCAAGCAGCCGTTAAATCAGTTAATGATGCTAAAGATGCTGCTAATGCTTCAATTGAAAGTAATAGACAATTAGCTATTAAATCAGTTAATGATACCAAAGATGATATTAATAATTCTATTAAAGCTGCCGGTCAAGCAGCTGTTAAGTCAGTTAATGATACTAAAAATGCTGCTAATGCTTCAATTGAAAGTACTAGACAAGCAGCTGTTAAGTCAGTTAATGATACTAAAGATGCTGCTAATGCTTCTATGAAAAATACTGTAGATGAATATATAGCATTCCTAAAATCACACGAACAAGATTTTGTTCCATATTCTGGTGCTAATAAAAACGTAGATTTATCTGGATTAACTTTATCAGTAAATAATTTAGTAGTTACTGGTAATATAACTAAAGTAGATGCTAATACTGTATCAGTAAATGATCTTAGAATAACATTAGCAAAAAATAATACAGTAGCTTTGACACAAAAAGCTGGAATTATAATACCTAAATATAATGGCAAAAACTATGGAGGTATTGTAATGGGCTCCGATGGGATTGTTTATGTCGGGGATGTTGACTCTAATGGAAATCCATTAAGCTCTTCAGGAGCATTACCAGTTGTGGTTAGGCATGGAACATTTACAAACGGTCATATACTAAAATGGGATAGTAATACATTGTCAATAGTTGATAGTGGATATACTATTGCTAAATCCGTTCCTGCGAATGCAGATTTTGCTAATACATGGAGACCTGTTATAAATAATTTAACAAGTACAGATACTAGTTCTTCACTTTCTGCTGCAATGGGTAAAAAGTTGAATGATGAAAAAATGGGGAATACCCGTTCGGATTCATCAAGAGTAATATATGGAAAATACTTAGTTGGTGAAAGTGGCGGAACAGATATCTATCATAGAATAGAAGTAGGATCTCCAGGTTCTGATGTAATGAATTTTGATGAATATGCTGGAGTATTTAAATTTCATAATACTTCAAGTGGATCCCGTGTGAATACTACTACTTTAACTGCTGATGGTGGTACTATATTAACTAGTGTTAATACAAAATCATTACCTGCTAACGGTGGCACTGCAGATTATGCAAAATTATTATCAGTGCATAACGTTACTTCTACTGATGCTTCATCATGGAATGAATTAGGTAGTGGATATACTCTTATATGGGGTCAAAGATTTATAAATAGTGGTATATCATCAGATAGCGGAGATATGGTCCTTGCTCTTCGTGCTGGTTTTGGTGGCGGTACTGAACTTTGTATGTCTATAGATGGAGGCTATTTTGTTCATGGTGACCAAGTTGCCCTTGCTAAAAATGTTCTTCCAAAAGCAGGTGGTATAATATCTGGAGGAGGTTCTATTGGATTTAATAGTGGTGGATTATCTACATTCGGAGGATCTGCATTAGCAGCTGCTAATTTAGCAATCGGATATAATGGTATTGCAATTTCGTCACCTAGCACTAAGAATGATTCCGCTGCTATTTTTACTCAGTCAATCGATGGCAATGAAAAAACTAAATTAGTAATAGCATTAGGTGATGATGGCACAAGTTCTGATGATAATATAGTATTTAGATATTATAATACTAGTGGTAATTACTCTGAAACAATAGTGCCACATAAATCTGGAACTCTAGCTACATTAGATGATATTAGTGGTTCTTTAGTTACTGTACACAAATACAGCGGAAAAATTGATAATATTTGGGACTCACTTAGTTGGAAAGAAAAAGAAGCTCTGGAAGGTATTGGTGGATGCTATACCGCTACATGGACAGATTATACTGGCGGTGATGGTGATAGATATCCAGTAATATTTCATATAGAGTCATCATATTATGATAATGGTGATGGCGATGAAGGATATGAGGATGAGCTAAACGCATACGTTCTAAAAGGAAATTATTCTGGAGCTCCGTCATATTCTACTTGGACTAGACTTGCTAGTAATGCACTTATAAGGTTAACTATTATATGCTAAAATAAAGGAGAAACATTATGTTAAATAATTTAAGTAAAATAGATTGGAAAAATACTAAATTTTCTACAAAAATAAGATTTTTATCACAAATACTAACACTAATATTAACTGTGGTTTGTTTCTTATTAAAAAATAATATTACAAATTCAGAAATTCTTGGTTGGGTTGCTTTAGCATTATTTGTTATAATTTCGTTAATTAATATGTGGTTTGATAATGATTTTACTAAAGGTGCTCAAATAGCTGGTACTGTATTTGATGCTATCAAAGATGGCAAAATTGATAAATCAGACATTGATAAAATGATGAATAATATTAATGATACATCTGATGCAGATGCTGCTCGTCTTGATAAGACTAAGGAGCAAGAAAAATAATATGCTTTTAGAAAGTATTGGAAATCAAATCATATTTGAAGTGATTAAGGTTGTAATAGGGATAGTAGTAGGTGGTGCTGTAGGTTGGATTATGCGTTCCATTATTGGAAAATATAAGAAAATTAAAGAACGTAATAATGAATTAACAGATTTAAAATCTAGAGTTATACTACTAGAAAAAACTTCTGCAGCTAATAAAATTCATGATGAAAACTATGACTTACAAATGAAACTTATAATAGCAGCATTACAAGAATGCCTAAAACGCAGTTTAAATGAAGATGGTAAAAAATATATTAGACAAGGTTGGTGCACTCAACATGATAAATCTATATATGAGTCTAATTATAAAATATATCATAAACTTGGAAAAAATGGCGTAATGACTGATATGTATACTAAGGTAGTTGAGCTACCGTTCGAAAAAACTATTAAAAAATCTAGATCTGAGAAAGTTTAATATATACATAAATATTGGGAGCGCAATGTAAACGTTCCCTTTATTTTTTTATGCGCGTAATAAACATCCCTATATATGAGGTGATAATTATGGGTTTAACTTTATTGGCTATTATTAGTATAACAGGTGCAATAGTATGTGATTGGTTATCTGGAAGAAGAGAGGAAACTAAATCTAATGCTAAAAAGCAAAAGAAACAGCAAAAAAAGCAAAATAAAGAATCTAAAAAGAATCAGAAAAAGGGCATATTGAATAAGCTATTCAAAAAATAGTTAAAGGCAATATTGCCTTTCTTTTTTGTTTTTATGCGCACAATAAACAGTTATCTATATGAGAAATAAATGTTTGGTAGATATATGAGGTAATAACATATAGACCTATACAGTAAGTAGTTGAACCGTTGGGTAAAACCTAACGATGTATTCACGGGTTTATGCAGTCCCTACATTTATTTTTTTTTGTTTTAATGAATGCGCATAATGGGCATTTCATATAATGGAAAAGTAATAAGAAGAATTAAAGGACTGGACTGTACTATGAAAGTTGCAGAGGACATCGTAGCGGAAAAAATGATAGAAGGTCGCCTTACTCTTAAGGAAGATGTATAAGAGTATTTCTAAAAGGTTCTTTTACTTTTTTTTATTTTAATGCGCATAATAAACAATCTATTATATGCAGCAGTAATAGCGAGGAGAGAGGACTGGACTATATCTAAACTGGTATAGAGGAGACAATGGCGTTAAGGTCGACCGTGCGGGGTATGGTGTTCCGCAACAAGCTTCCACTATTACTTTTTATTTTTTTTTTATGCGCGTGATAAACAATCCATAATATGGAGAACAACACAAATTTAGGAGGATAATTAAAATGAAAGAAATATTAAGAAAATGTGTGGGAACTGTATTACTTTGGTTAGAAAGTTTACTATGCATAATACTTTTCAACGTTGTAGTACCAATTATAGTTGGAGTAGGATGGCTTATAACTATACCAGTTAAAATAATTGTGATGGTTTGTCATAAGCAAAACTCTATTTGTATAAGTATAGAAGACCTTGAACGTATTTTATGTGATGTTAGAGACGATTGGGAAATTCATTACAGTTTATCATACTTATTAATGAAAGTTAAGTTAAATATTGCTAACAAAATTGGTTGGGCTTTATAAGAGATTTGAGCAGATGCAACTGCTCTTTTTCTTTTTTTATTTTAATGCGCATAATGGACGCTTCATATAACGGAGGATAAAATATTATGTTAAAATTTAAAAGACCAAAAAATAAGTATATGATCGAGGTGACAAGAGGAAAAGGAAAAGGTATTGATAAAGATGGTAAACGATTATCTATTAGATATTACCAAGTTGAAAGAAATGAAGCAATGCTAGATGCATATTGGGCATTAGTGTTCTCACATGCAACTCGTGTAAGAATCAGATCAGCAAAAGATAGACGTCATAAAATTTATCGTACATTTAATAATCTTAATGATTGGGAAGATACATGGAATGAATGTTTTGGACCAAATAGCAGATATTTTGTATTCAAAGATAGACATTAGGCTTATACAAAGCCTTTTGTTTTTTGCAAAATAGACTGTTCGTATAACAAATCGAGAATCAAAACTATGGACAATTATGCATCTCGATTTCTAATGCGCATAATAAACATCCCTATATATGAGGTGATAATTATGAATTTAGTTTTAAGTTTTGGTAAAAATGTAGGAAAGGTTTTATATTGGTTATTTGTCGTATTTGCAGGCGTATTAGCCTTCAATTTGATAATGCTACCATTTACACTTATCTATCAAAAGATCCAAAAGAAAAAATTAGAAAAATCATTAAAAGAAAATCAAGAGGAAGATGTTAGCGTAGAAGCAGTAGCATAAACGCTACTTCTTTCTTTTGTTTTTATGCGCGTAATAAACATCCCTATATATGAGGTGATAATTATGAAATTTTTAAAAACTATTAGTAAGGCAAGTGTGTTACCAATTATTATTGGTTTTGCTGTGTGTGCATATGCTGTTAAGCTATTGGCAGGGGGTATATGTCGATTATGCAAAGTTAAATAATGGTAAGGACTTGTTCCTTACTTTTTTGTTTTAATGAATGCGCGTAATAAACATACATATATATGAGGTGATAATTATGAATAATATTTTTGATAATATTTTAGTAAAAGCAAAGAAAGGAGTTAATACTATTAAAAATAAATTTAAAAATAATAGCACTAATGAAGAAGAGAAACAATCTAATTCTAATTTAACAAAAAAAGAAGTTAGAAGTATGTTACGAAGAGTTGGATATGACACAACTAAGTTAACAGTAACAGAAATGACGCAAGTATATGACTGGTTTGAAGAGGATTAATTTCTCTTCTTTTCTTTTTTCTAGCTTATATAAGTAGTCATTTATATTTTTGGTTTCATTATTCCAAACAAAAATAATGAGAAAGGTAAATATATGGGCATTATAAAAAATACAAAAGCATTATTATCTAGTGCCACTAAGGCTATTGATGATAATAGTGAAAACTTTAAAAAAATGACTAGAATTTTAACTATAGGAATAATAACAATTACAGTAGTAAGTGCTGCTTCCTTATATGTGTCAATTAAAGTTCTAGAAAAATTGAGTGTATAAGGAGGCACTAAAATATGAAATTAAAAGATCTATTTAAGAAAAAGCATACTTGTGATTTTAATAAAATAGTTCATAGAAGTAATGCAATACAATTTGATGAAATGGGTTATCCTTTAAGATTATGTATCTTACAATGTGAGTGTGGTGAAACAACTCAAATGTGGATTGACACAGGTGAAAGATACAAAATGAAAGAAAATGATGTTGAAGTTACTTGGGACAAATAGGATAAGAGTGAATAATTATGATAGAATTAGTAATGGGGGTAATCTGCTTATATTTAATTTTTTTAATAATAGAGTTTATTATTAAAGGTGCTATAGGATTGATTAAACTAATCTGTAGTCCATTAACATTTATAATAATTATAATAATTATTATATTATTATGCTGTTTATAATAAAAATAAACACAAAAACAATATATCAATAAAGAGGAGAATTTAATATGCTTAAAATATTAGCAATAATTTTAATTATAGTATCAATTCTTGAGATACTATTTGGTTTACTAGGAATAGTAGTGGAAAACCGTTCACAAGATACAAAATGTGATTCTGCTACAATTACTTTAGTAACAATACTGACAATAATAATACCATTTTTAGTAATATTAGTATGTGGTTGTGTCTTATCAGGAGTACATATTTAATAAATAAAAAAAAAAGAAAGGCGAATATGAGAAACATTAATAAAAAATATATAAGAACGAAGTATGGAGTATACAATTTGTATAACTATGATGGAGTTCGCTATTCAGATGCAATAAAAGAAAGTGATGAATTAAGTGAACTAATTGATGCATATATATGCGAGAGTAATGAAGATTTTAATGATTACCATATCCAATATGATTCTATATCTGAGCTTATAGAGAGTGATCAATATAAAAAATATAAGGAACATTATAATTTTTATTGTTGTATTTATATTAAAGGAATTGGATATATAAAATGTGGAAAAATTGTTAAATATTATTCAATGGACTATATCCAAGTAAAAGGATATGGCAATATATTTATTGTATTAGATAATGATTATGCGTTCGGTATAAACCTTGTATGTGGATATCATATGCATAGTATTGTTAATAAAGAGCTAGCTGCATTACACTTTATAAAAAGAAAAAGTAAAAAGAATTATAATCTTGCTTTATGTGTAGATAGTGGAACCTATGAGACATATTGTGAGCAATTTGATTATTTTCTTAATAAATATAATAAAAAAGGTGGTCCTTTTGAAATATTGGAAGAGGATAAGTTCTCATTTGAAGAATATAAATTATTGAAAGAGGTGCTTTTATGAAAAAATGTATAAATTGCAAATATTATTTTGTATTATTTAGATGCGGCTTCTGTAATGCAAATAGTAACATTATAGAAATTAAGCATCCGTTTTTTATGGGTGGTCCTAAAAAATGTAGTTGTTATGAAAAAGTTGTTAAAGACAATAAAAAATTTACATATCCTAAGAAGAATGAAAAATAAGGAGAGTGGAATATTTTATGAGCTATAATCCATTTAAAACACCAATGAAATTATTTAATATTTATGATGTAATTCTATTTGCAAATGAAAAAGGATTGCATCAAGATTGTATATGCTCTATCAAAAGAAAAAATATAAACGGAGAAAAAGTTTATAATATGCAATGCAATAACTATAGTATTTCAATTTATAAAAATGGGAATTATGAAGTATATGAACGAGATGGCAAAAATATGCCATATTATATAACTAATAATAAGATTATCAGCATCTATACACGTAAACCTTATAATAATGAGATGTTTTATCAAGTATATCCAACTAATGAAGTTATAAGAATAGAAAATGATAAGATATTTGGAGTTTATAGGCGAATTAGTAAAGGTATTACACAGTTAAAAAAATCTATTGATACTTATAGTTTTGGCAAACCATTATTATATGTTAGATATGATAAAGAGAATATAGTCATTATTACTCAAAAAGAATATAATCGTTTAAAAGAGATAGAAAAAAAGCAATGTGTTGTTAAGGAGGAAAAATAATATGTATAAACAACATTTTAGAAAAAACAGAATTAATTGGTATAAAGCTCACGAAATCAGAATGTGGGTTCAAACTATTGGAAGTGCTATTATAGGGTATGAGACTATTAAAGCTTTTAATCCAAAATTTGCTTCTAATATGAATAAAATAAAATCTAATGCTAAAAATAAGTTTATTAAAGCTTATAAATTTGGTAAGTCTAAAATAGTTCAGATAAAAAATAAAATCAAAATGCGTAAGAATAAAGCTATTGATGCAGAAATTGTTGAATAGCTGCGCACAAAAAACATATATGTATATGAGGTGATTTTATGGATAATAATAAATATTATGAAGGACTTAATAAAAGAAGGGTGAAAATAGTATCTAATATTAATAGTGGGACTATGGATGCAGATGCAATTAAGGCTGCATATTGTGAGCTTAATCTAATTCAGAAACTCATTGACAATAGTGTTAATACTGAACGAAATGTTTCCTTAATGAACATTAGTGAAGAAGATGCTAAATTAGAACGTGAAATAAAACAGAATGAAAGTTCATTTTCACAAACAGTTAAGAATTCAGAGATATCATTAAAAACTCAAGAAATTAGTAATAGTTATGATATTGAGAAGGGAAAATTAGAAATTGAAAAAGAACGAAATAAATTAATCGCGGAATCTAATAAGGTATCTGCTACCTCTGCAAAGGTAGGAAATATTATTGGTGGTATTGCATCATTTGTTGGAGCAATGACTGGAACTGGAAAAGCACTCGTTGTATGCAAAACTATTGGAGCAGCCATTAAGCACGAAAATGAAGAAAATGGTATTATGACACCATCAAGTAAAACAGCTCTTCAATGGCTATTAAAGTAAAATATCAAATCTAATAGGGTATATAAAATATATCCTATTATTTTTTTTGTTTATGGAGCGTTATATGTACGAGCATATCATTTTTGCTGAGGATTATAATAGAATAATTAATTATAAAAAAGGTATTCTAAAAAATTTATATACGGCACAAACAAATTCAGAGCGCTCTAAATATAGTACTCTATTAAGTGCCGTGAATGAGCTTTTAAGAGAGCTTAAAATAGCAGATACTAGTGAAAATGCTAGTGATGTGGCATGGATGCTATATACAAAGTATTTACATGCGTTGGAAGAAACCAATATTAAAATAAGAAAAAACATATATAAAAAAAAAGTTACAGACAGTAAAACTATAGAAGCATACAGATTATATTTATATCAAAAAACATGGTGGTTTTCTAAAGTAGCTGAAGAATTATTATATGTTTATAATTATTAAAAAAGGAGAATAATATGAAAAAAACTACATTAATTAAAACAATATGTCTTGGGTTAACTACTGTTGGAGTAGTTGGGCAAGGGGTATCATCTAATCATGATGCTATCAATTGGCTAGATTATAAATCTAGAACTAAAGAATTTAGTAATTTATCAAAATTTGAAAAAATTAAAGCATATGCAAAAACTCATTGGAGAAGCTTGTCTTGTGGTGCTGTGGCAATTGTATCTAGTGGTGCTGGATTCGGTATTGGTATTAAAGAAGTTGGGGCTTTAACTGGAGCTTTAGCTTTATCTCAGCAAGCATACTCTCGTTTTGAAGTTGCTGCTAAAAAAGTAGTAGGTGCTGAAAAAGTTGAGAATATTAAAAAAGAGGCAGCAAGCCTACTTAAAACTGATATTGAAAAAACTAATCCAATGGCATTTCATCCAGACAACTTAGATGGAAAAGAATTATTTTATGAAGAACATATCGGATATTTTAAAGCTAAAATGGAAGATGTAGTTAATGCTATGAATTTACTGCAAGAGGTTGTAATGGGGGTAGATGTAACTGGAGAAGGATGTGAAACAGATTCGGATTACTTTAATCAATGTAAATTTACATTACAAGATTTCTTAGATTTTGTAAATGCCGATTATATTTATACGGATTCTAAATGCACTAAAGGAATAAAAAATACTCAAACTCCATCATTAGAAACTGCAATTGAGCTTCAAAAAGGATGGAGCTGGGATAAATTAAATGAATACAAGACTCAACCATATGTTTCATTTAATATTAAAAAAATAAATGATAAAGACGGTGTTGTATATAATATGATTACATTTGTAGACGAACCTACTTTTATCAATGATGAACAAGGAGACTAAATATGAAAAATAAAATTATAAATAAAATAGCACAAGGTGCTAAAGAATTAGTTAATGATCCATATCTTAGATTAGTAACAAGCTGTAATATTTTTGCTATATCAGTTGCAACAATAAACATAGTAGCAGACATTAAAATTGATAAGGCTATGTCTAGACTTTGTAATAGTACTAGTAGAGCATCATTGCAGACTATTACATATCATAATAATATGAACAGTATTAAAATTCTAGAAGAAATGAGAGGTAAAAAATAATGTTTAAAAAAATGTTCAATAAAGTTATATCAATTTGTAATTCAATTGATGTGGCTCAAGGCATTAATACAGGAATATCTAGTATGAGTGCAGGATTTAGTGTTATAGAAGGTATTAAAACTGTAAAAAAATTTAAGTTAATTCGTCAACTTAATGCTAAAAATGATATCGTTAAATGCAAAATCGATATATTAGAGCATAAAAATGCTATATTAGCTAATATTATTAATGATAAATTAAATAATCTATACACAGAACAATCAAAGGATGGTGAAAATAATGAAAAAGTTCAATAAACTAAACAAACTATTATTAGATAAAGCACCTTTATGCATAAATATTTTTCAAATTCCTCTTGGTATTTTTGAGCTTAAAACTGATATAGGTTGCATAAAAGACATGGACACCTTAACTGAAGAAACATTACCATTAGCACATGATTGCATGGATATAACAAATACAATGCTAAATAATTATGGAAAAGAAAATTCTGAGCTCTTTAATAATATTGAAAAAGAATATCATGAAGCTCTTAGTGCAAAATACAAAATAATGTATAAAGAATATGATGAACTTAACTCTAAATTAATAGTATTAGAAGATAAATATGCTAAAAAATATTTAAAAAAGAAGAAAGAGACATGGTATTAATCTATTATGAAAAAAGAATTAAATCAATTTGTTTCTAAAAATGAAACAACATTATTAAATTTAGTGTCAGGACTTAGTGTAGGTGTTGGTAGTTATAAATTATCTAATGATATTAAACGTACTAAATCCGACTTAAAGAACTTAGATAATAAAAAGTTTTGGAATGTTAGCAAAATTATTGTTAAAGATTGTTGGTCGTCTGCACTATTAATAGGTCTTGGTATATCCGGATTATTTGTAAGTGGTCAACGCGCTAAAAAATCTATAGGCGCTGCGTTAACACTATACTCGAGTGCTAGTCAAGCATTAGAAACTACTAAAAAGAAGCTTGAGGCAACCAAGGTTGTTTCTGATGCAGTTGATAAAGTAACAGATACAAAAAATGAAGCACAAACTAATACTAATAATAAAAAAGATTCTAAGCAATTGTCATCTAAACCTAGTGATACTGAAACAGTAGCTGCATTAAATGACGCTACCGAAAAAGTATACTTTGATAAACTAACTATGAGATATATAAAAACATCATGGAATAAGATTATTAAGAGTTCAAATGACTTAAATAGAAAAATGCAATTAAATGGAACTGAAGTTAGTGTTAATGATTGGTTATATTCAATCGGCGGCACTGAATTAGCTGATTGTGTTGGCGGTGACGTTGTATTTAATGCTTCAGAAGGAAGAAGTATTGATCCTATAAAAGAATCATATTTGGATAAGGATACTGGAGAAGTATATCCTGCTATTGATTATGAGCATTATCCTCAAAAGAGATGCTGGTAATATAAATGCGTTGTAGATGCGCATAAAAAACATCTACTATTATGACCTAATGGTCAAAACTACTATTTTATGGAGGTATATTAGAATGGAAGAACAATTAGTAGAAACAGTAGCAACTGAAGTTGCAAAGAAGGGCTTACCTAAGGCTTGCAAGATTGGTGTATTAGCAGGTGGCGCCGTTTTAGGAGGCTACGGATGCTATAAGCTTTTTAAGAAAGTTAAAGGTTTATTTAAGGCTCGTAAAGCAAAAAAGACTGCTGAAAAAGCTGATGGTGATAAACAACCAGAGATGACTAACTAATAATAATAGATAGTTTATATTAATTCTAAATAGGGCAATGTATAATAAATATGTTGCCTTATTTTTTTTATTAGGAGAAAAATATAAAATGAAAAGAAATATTTTAAATAATATTATGGCCTGTGTAAAGCAACCATATGTATTAATTGGTGCTGGTATTGGAATTACTATTGTAGCTGTGAAAGCTATTACGGATATTACTAATAGTCATACCAATAATAAACAAAAGAATAAGAAAAAATGTAAAAAACATAAAAAATAATTACGGAGGAATAATATGTCAAATGAACATGAAAATGTAGTTATATCAGGAACTGCAAAAGTCAATAAAGAAAAAAGGTTTGTTAGATTCTTTAAAGGATTATTTGTAGGTGACCTTGATTCTGCTAAGAGTAATGTTATCGAAGATGTTGCAAAACCTGGAATACGTAACTTATGTTATAAGGTTATAACTTCATGGTTTGATTATTTATTTAATGGTAAGATTACAAAAAATACTAATACTGGTTTTGGTAGCAGTTTTGTTAACTATTCTAGTTTTTATCAGCAAAGCACTGCAAGAACTCCAAGTACTACTCCTAGTAGCATAAATATTACGTCAAATATTGTATATATGGATTATGAAGATGCTATGGCTATTATAGCAGCATTTAATAATAAAATGTCTGATGCTGGAGTAGTTTCAGTTGCAAATATTGTTGAATGGAGTGGAAAAACACCAGCTCATACTGATTGGGACTGGGGTTATAAAAAGATAAACATTACCCCTAGTGATATTAGGGAAGTAATGAGTGATGGAGAGGTTGCATATAAAATTAATTTCCCATCACCTATGTGTATTATAAAATAGGAGGATTATTTATGAATAAAATTAGACAAGTATTAAATAGAGGCATATATTGGGGTAAGAGAAATTCGCCAAAAATTTTAACTGCTGCTGGTATTGTGTTATCCTTAAAAAGCGCTTATGATTTTGCTAAAGCAGGATCCAAAACGAAGGAAACTGTGGTTCCTTATTTAGATAAAATTGAATCTTTAAAGAATACTAAAGCTAAAGAAAAAGACGAATCAAGAAGAAGGGAATTATCTAAACAAATTAAGCATGAAAGAAATTGTATGGTAGTTAGTATTGCCAAACTATATGCTTTACCTGTTACTGAATTAGGTACTGGTGTTGGCAGTTTTGTATGGAGCAATCAAATTTTAACAAATAGAAATACTCAATTAGCAGCAGCATTATCTTCTTCAAATGCTTTATTAGCCCAATACAGAGAAAATGTAAAGGGAAAAGTTGGTGATAAAGCAGAAGAAGCTCTATTTACAACTAAGAAAGATGAAAATGGTAATACTGTTCCTATGCAAAATAATATTTATTGTATTACATTAACACCAGATAATTGTGAGATTTGGAATAGACCTGATGCTAGGGTAACATTATCATGGCTTGCAAGTAAAGAGCAAGAATTAACTAATGTCCTTAAATTTAAGGAAAACATTTCTTTGGAGACCGTAATTGATGCCGTTGGATATAGGCTAAACCGTAATGATCCAGATGATATCATATTAGCAAAAGCAATGAAAAAAGTAGGATGGGTTTACAATCCTAAGTGCCCTAAATGTCATAATATTGTATCATTCGGTATTGGAGCATATGGTAGACCTACTGAATGCTATTCAGAATATGCAGCTTCTATTGATAAACCAGAAACAACTGCTATCAGATTAATATTTAATATTGATGGTGCTATTGATGGATCTGATAAAGAATTATTCTGGTTAGATCATAATAATAGTACATTTAATTACTAGGAGGAAATATGAAAAAATATATATTATGGGGCTTAGCATGTGCCGCATCGTTTGGTGTTGGCTATGAAACTGCTAAATTCCAATATAAAAAAAAAGTTCAAAAAGCATTAGAAAAACTAAACAATTCAGGCAAAGATAAAGATAGTCAACCAGTATCGTATAGTCACTCTAGTGCTGACACAAGTTCTAAACAAGAAAAAGAAGAGGAATATGAAAAATCCTCTATTGATTTTGAAGAACTAAAGAAGCAACAGCAAAATAAGTTTGCTTATAGTAAGCTACGTAATCAATACGAAAATGGTAATATGGACCCAAGTGTTGTACAAAAAGATTTACCAACTCATTTCTATAATTTTAGAAAGTGCACTATTGATGAAGCTCGTGAATATATTGGTGGCATAGTTGTATATACATATTATAAAGGTGATGATATTCTAGCAGATGATGAAATGCATCAGATTCCTAAAGAAAATTTAGGAGGATTAGAAACCTTTAATATTATATCACAAACAGATGGTGAACAATTCTTTATAAATGATGATATTGGTAGAGCCATTGATTTTATTGTCACTGATGACTCTTATGTTGCTGAATGTAATATTAGAAATTTATCCCCTGATATACAAGGAGATTAAATAGTATGCAAACAGAACCTGAATTTTCTGATAAGTTTCTATATTTAGATTACTTATATAGAAATTCACTTGGGTCAAATATAACTGAATATAAAACGGTATTTGCATTAATGGCTGATGAAGAATTTAAAGCCTTAGTACCTAATGATGAAAATCGTATATTAGACGCATTACAGATGCGAAAATCTATAATTGAACAGACTGGATGGAATATTGAGGGACCTATATCTTTACTAGAGGTGATAATATCATTATGCAATAGATTATATCAAGAGGTATTATCAGTTCCATTAACTGAAATTAATATTAAACCATTATTAAGTGATATGTTTAATTCTAGTGGGCTTATTAGTTATAATGATAATATTATGCAAAACAGCTATGAAAAATATAATGAAGCATATACTATAATTTATAATATTAATAATAGAAAATATAGATGTGATGGACTCGGCGGATTATTCTATATTCCAGGTACAACGATGATGCCTATGACTGAACTCTGGTATCAAGCTATGTGGTACTTTGACTATATATGGAGAAAAAAAGATACAAATACTGAAATAATAGAAAATATATAAAAATGGAGGAAAGTACTAATGCTTGATTTTATGATCATCGCACAGAAGATGACTAAAGATGGATTAACCTTTTATCCTAAATTCGTTAGTAAGAAAACTAAGGACTTAATTATAAGAGGTAAAAACTTCTATGCCATGTGGGATGATGAGAACAAGTTATGGACACGTGATTGGCAAGAAGCAATTGCATTAATAGATAATGAAATTTATAAATATGTAGATGAATATTGTAAAAAAACTGGATTATCTATAAAACCAAACGTTGAGTATTTATGGGACACTGAAAATGGTAGAATTAATCATTGGATCAAGTATACAACTCAACAAATGGCAGATACTTTACCTAGACATAATCTAGATGAAAAAATTGTGTTTTTGTCTACTGAAACTTGCAGAGAAGATTACGTGTCTATAAAACTACCATATGATTTAGACGAGGGTGATACTCCTTGTTGGGATGAAATGACCGGGACATTATACGACACAGAAAATCTTGATAAAATAGAATGGTCAATTGGAGCTATTTTTGTAGGAGACTCTAAAAAAATAGAAAAATTTGATGTGTTCTATGGAGCCCCTGGAACAGGTAAATCTACTATTATGAAAATAATAGAGAATATGTTTGCTGGGCATGTAGGGGTTTTTGATGCAGGATCTTTGGGTTCCTCTAGTAATCAGTTCTCTTTAGAAACATTTAAAGGTAATCCTCTAGTTGCTATATGCCAAGATGGTGATTTATCTAGAATTGAACAGAATCAAAGAATAAACTCTGTAGTAAGCCATGAAACATTAGTTATAAATGAAAAAGGTAAAGCCCAATATCCAATGAGAATTAATTCGTTCCTATTTGTAGGTACAAATAAACCAGTTAAGATAACTGATGCTAAATCAGGATTATTAAGACGTGTTATTGATATAAGACCTACTGGTAAAAAAATCAATAATGCTAGATATAATGAATTGATGGAAGGGATTAAATTTGAATATGGAAAAATAGCCTCTAAATGTATTAAAAAATATTTAGAAATGGGCAAAAATTACTATGGTGGATATGTTCCTGTATTAATGCTAGATGAGTCTAATGATTTCTATAATTTTATTGTAGATAATTATAATGTATTTAAAGAGCAAGACGGATGCACTTTGAAGCAGGCATGGGACATGTATAAAGTATATATATCAGATGCTAAACTAAATTATCCACTTACTAAGACTCAATTTAAGAGGGAACTTAGAAACTACTTTGAAAATTTTGATGATAGAACAAGACTTGATAATGGAGAACAAGTTTGGTCATACTATTCCGGATTCAAATCAGATTTACTATCTGGAGATAGAGTTAATACTAGTGCCGAAGTTAAAAAAACTCAAAAAGTAGAACCTGCTACAGACACTTGGTTAAACTTTAAATTTGAAGATAACAGTATATTAGATAATGTATTAAAAGACTGTCCAGCTCAATTAACTAATGAATCAGGAACTCCTATGACATCATGGAAAAAAGTCACAACAACCTTAAAAGATATTAATACTAAAGAGCTTCATTATGTTAAAGTTCCTGAGCAATTAATTGTTATAGACTTTGATATAAAAGATGAAAAAGGCAATAAATCTTTTGAAGCAAACGTTGCTGAAGCTGCAAAATTCCCTCCAACATATGCGGAATTAAGTAAATCTGGTGGGGGTATACATCTTCACTATTACTATACCGGTGATATAAAAAAACTATCAAGGGTTTATGGACCTGATATAGAAATAAAAGTATTCGTAGGAGACTCGTCATTAAGACGTAAGTTGACTAAATGCGTTAATTTGCCAATAGCTACTATGTCTAGTGGTTTACCTATGAGAGAGGAGACAAAAAAAATGGCAGTTCCTACTACATTAACACAAAAAAAATTAGTTGAACTGATACAAAGAAATTTAAATAAAGAAATACATGCATCTACTAAACCATCAGTTGATTTTATAAAAAAGTTATTAGACGATGCTTATGATTCTGGAATTTCATATAATGTTGAATATTTAAAGCCTCAAATAAGAGCTTTTGCAATGAGTTCTACTCATCAAAGCGATATATGCTTAAAAACATTTATGTCTATGAAATTTAAATCAAAAGATAGTGATGACTCTTCTTTAACTAAAGATTATATGGAAAAACCGATAATATTCTTTGATATAGAAGTTTTCCCAAATTTATTCTTAATCAATTGGAAATATCGTGGAGCAAAACAAAAAATGGTAAGAATGATAAACCCATCTCCACAAGAAGTAGAGCGTTTTGTAAGTTTAGGACGATTAGTAGGTTTTAATAATAGAGGGTATGATAATCATCTAATATATGCTAGAATAATTGGATATACTATAGAACAATTATATGAATTAAGTAAAAATATAATTAAATATGGTAAAGGTAAATTTCTAGAAGCTTATAATTTATCATATACCGATATATATGATTATGCAAAAACTAAGCAATCACTAAAAAAATGGGAAATCCAGCTTCATCTTCATCACCAAGAAAATGGATATGACTGGGATAAACCAGTGCCCGAAAATAAGTGGATTGAGATTGCTGAATATTGTGATAACGATGTGCTAGCTACAGAAGCTGTCTTTGAAGAAACTCAACAAGATTTTAATGCAAGATTAATCTTGGCTAGTGCTGCACAAAGTCTATGCCCTACAAAAAGAAGTACTGCAAATACACCTACAAATACATTAACTGCTAATATTATTTTCAGAGGAAACGAAGATCATATTAATGATTTTATTTATACTAATTTAAAAACTGGAGAACGCAGTGATGGAACTAAAGATCCTCTATGCTTTCCAGAATATGAATTTAGTATAGAAAATGGTGTAAAAACAAGTCGTTATCTAACACCATTATATAAAGACACTTTTTATGAAATATTAGGAGAAGGTGGAAGAGTAATATCTTTCCCAGGAATGTATTATAATGTATGGGTATTTGACGTTGCATCAATGCATCCTGCTAGTATTATAGCAATGCAAATCTTTGGTAAAATATATACAGCTAACTTTGCAGAACTTAGAACTGCTAGAATATATGTAAAGCATAGAGCTTATGAAGCTGCTAAGAAAGTATTAAACGGTGCACTTGCTCCTTATATCAAAGACAATATGACTGACGATGAATTAGATGCTTTATCTGGAGCATTGAAAATCGCTATTAATGCCGTATATGGATTAACAAGTGCTAATTTCGCTAGTCCTTTTAAGGATCCTAGAAATATAGATAATATTGTTGCAAAGCGTGGAGCTTTGTTTATAAGTATGCTTATGGAAAAAGTTATAGCTGCTGGTGGAGTTGTAGTTCATATTAAAACAGATTCAATCAAAGTTGCAGACCCTACTCCAGAAATCAAAGATTTAATCATTAATACTGGTAAAAAATGGGGATATGAATTTGAAGTTGAAGAAGTCTACGAAAGAATTTGCTTAGTAAATGGTAGCACTTATATTGCGAGATATGCTGATGTCCCTGAAAATAAACCTAAATATCGTGGCAAATGGACTGCTACTGGAACAGAATTTGCGATTCCTTATATATTTAAAAAAGGATTTACAAAAGAGCCTATTGAATTTAGAGACTTATGTGAAACTAAGGAAGTTAAAGATTCTGCTATATATTTAGATTGCAATGAAAATATATCTGAAGAAGATATACAAAATGCTAGAGTATGGGAGACTTTGAAGTCATTACGTACTAAGATTGCTAAGAATCCAAATGCAAAAATAACTAATGGAGAACGTGCTCTTTTAGAAGAAAATGCAGATATTTCAAACGAAGATGTTGAAATTAACATTAATAAAGGCCATAAATATAAATTTATTGGAAAAGTCGGTTTATTTACACCAATCGAGCCTGGATACAACGGAGGCTTAATGGTAAAGAAAATGAATAAATTTAGTGATGTTGTCACAATGGATGCAGTTACAGGAACCTCTGGATATAGATGGCTAGAATCCGAAATTGTCGAGGGAACTGAGCTTGAAAATCATATTGATATGAATTACTTTAATAATGAATTAAATGAATCCATCAATAAAATTAATATGTTTGGCGACTATTATCAATTTATTGATTTAGACATTACCATGCCAAATCCTAAGAGAACTTTATTAGAATGGATGAAAGTTCAAATAGGAAATAAATTTACAGGAAGGGATTATAACAATAATAAAATTAAATTTGTAGGAGTAGATGAGAATAAATTACCTATATTTATTCCTATTGATGCTGACCCTTCTGAATATGAGTATCCCAGGGAAGATTAAGGAACATTTTATAGGCTATTATGATGGAAAAGCCTGCTATGAATGCGATGTCAAAGATGAAGATATGCCTTTTTAGCAAAAAATATAAAAAATATAATTATTAGGAGAATAAAATAATATGTATAAAACAATTTTGAATAAATTAGAATTAGTTTCTAAATCTACATTTGAGGTAAAACCTAGTGTAGATAAAACTACAGGAGATGTAGTTATGATTCAAGCTAAAGATATTGACGGAAGTATTATTAAGGATAATGCTGGAAATCCTGTGTTAATTAAAAAACCATTTAAGATTTTAATTAAGGATGCCGTAATTATCTTCTGCAACATGAGTGGATTAGATGAGTATGGCTCTGGTGCAAGATCATTCCAAGTAATTGTGCCTGATGAGTTAGGTATCTATCTAATGAATGCTGGTGTAGCTGTTAGATATCATCAAGAATTTGATGAAGCAGGTAATGAAATTGCTCATGCATATACTATTAAGATTACTTCTAAATATCGTAACATGAAAGGTGAAGAAACTACATTAGCACCTCATATTACAATTGCATCTACTACTCAAGACGGTAATCATGTTGAAGCAACCTTATCAGAAGATACCGTATCTCAAATGGATGACATTCAAATCGCTGAAAACATTATTGAATTCAGTTATCATGATATTGAAGTGAGAAAGAAAGTACGTCACCCTTTATATTTAAGAAACATGTGGTTCGTTGATGGCGGCGCAAAACCACAAAAAGCTAATGCCGCATTCGAAGAAGTTAGACAACAATGGCTATCTAACGTTACTGGTGAATAATAATATAATAACTGTGTGGCAGTCTCAAGCAGATGCCATAAAAAAAATGCATAAAGGATGTGTTTTAAATGGCGGGGTCGGTACTGGCAAATCTAGAACCGGCCTTGCTTATTTTTATACTTTAAATGGTGGAGAAATATATATATCTAATACAGCTCAAGATGGTAGCACATATATAACAGATTTTAATGGTGTAGTTATAAAAAATCCAAAACCTCAAACACTAAAAAATGAATTCATAAAATATCACAAATTAATTCTAATAACTACCCCTAAAAAAAGAGATAGCGGTGAATGGGAAAAAGAATTAAATCTATTTGGGCTATCTGAAGATCCTGAAAAAAGTAAATATCCTATAGAGGTATATGTAGATTCATGGTATAATATTGCAAACTATAGTATATTGTCTGATTGCTGTTTTATTTTTGATGAGCAAAAAGCAATTGGTTCAGGAAAATTTGCTAATATGTTTATACAAATAGCACTTAAAAACTTTTGGTATATGTTAACTGCTACCCCTGGAGATGAATGGATAGAATATTATCCACTATTTAGAGCTAATAATTTTTATCATACAAAAACTCAATTTTTGCGAGAGCATGTCGTATTTAATCAATATGTTAATTATCCATGTATAACTAAATATATAAATGTAGATATTTTAGAAGATTATAAATCTAGAATAATAGTAGAAATGAAATCTAATAAAAACACTACTAGAAATATAGAATATATGTATTTGCCTTATGATAAAAAAATATTTAATTACATAAAAACTGAACGTAAAAATCCGTTTGATGATAACAAGGGCATAAAAACTCCTGGCGCCTATATTTCAGCACTAAGAAGATGCTGTCGTCAAAGTGAATACGCTAAGCAGGCCCTTATAAATATTTATAAAAAACACAAAAAAATAATAGTCTTTTATAGATTCAATTATGAATTAGAAGATATTATAGATGTATGCAAAAAGCATCAATTAGTGTACGCACAGTTAAATGGCTCCTCTCATGATGATATACCATCTGGAGATTCCTGGATATATATTGTGAATTATGGTTCTGGAGCTGAAGCATGGAATTGTACTTCTACAAATGCCATGATCTTATGGGATATGCCAAGCTCGTATAAATTATGTGAGCAATCCTTAGGAAGAATTGATAGAAGTGATACTCCATATAAAGAACTTTACTATTATATATTTATAACTGATAGTGATGTTGATAAACGTTCTAAAAAAGCATTAGAACTTAGAAAAAATTTTAATGAAAGTGGATACTATAAAAATAGTATAAAAAATGTATAAAAAGGATTTAAAATATTATGAATGAATATGATTATTATGGACATATTAAAGGAATGTCCAACAAAAGCAATAAAAAAGATTCTAAAAAATTAAAGTTTAAAAAGCAAGAAGGTAAAAAAAATGATAAACGCAAAAATAAGAGCGCATTTAATAAAGAATGGTATTAGTTCTGACACCATTGATTTCTTACAAAAAGAAAATGATATTGTACTAAAACCAAATAATGATATATCTGTATATACAAAATCTGGAGATTATATTGGATGTTTAAATACACCGAATGATACCGATATATTATATATCTTAAATAATCATTTAACAAAACTATCCGCCGTTCATTCCGGAAGAGGAAACCAAGTATGCTATGGTTACTCTGAAAAGAGAAAAGAATGGATTGGATGGAATCATACTTTATATGGGGTTAGAACTCATATAAGAAATAAAGATGAAAGCGTAGTTTGGGCTTCAATGAAAGTGTTAGGTTGCGAATAATGAAACTTGCAGAATTATTTAATAATATAAAATTTAAATGTACTGTTAGAATTACAGTTCCCGATAGTGTTGATAAATATATTAAAAAAAATATTATATTGGATAATAGTTTCTATAGCAATATTTATAATAGTAATAAAGAAAAAATTAACGGATGCTTGTATATAGATAAAAAAGTAAGCGGAAACTCTAAATCTAATATAGTTTTATATGAGCACCCTGATGACTTAACTACATTTTTATATAATTCGTCACTAAGACCATTATTAGATTATGATATTACAGATATTGATCATACCTGTGATGGTCTGCATGACTTTAAAGGTCTTTGTTTAGAATTGGAGGAAAAGTGTAATGAATAATTATTTAAAATGGACAGAATTATTTAATAGAACTAATCATTTACAATGGAAATCTAAAGAATATATCCATGGAAAAGATAATCATATTCATACTACTGAATATAGCGTTGTAGAAGATGCACAGCATCAATGTATTCGTATTGATTTTCAATGCACAGATAGTGAATCTGATTGGAAAGCTAATTTTGAATTTCCAAAAGTATATTATAGAAATATAAAAACAAATTTTGGAAATATTACACTTAAAGCACACGGTGGATGGGCTGCTATGTATAAAAGTGTTAAAGATAATGTTATAGGTATGGTTCAAAATTATTTAAAAATGAATCCAGACTTTGATATTATCATTGTTGGTTTCAGTCTTGGTAGCGCACTTGCTCAATTATGTGCCCAAGATGTATATTATCATACTGGCAAAAAAGTATATTTATATACATTTGGTAGTGTAAATCCTTTTGCTTGTAATTTATTAGAAAAACGTAGAATTATTAAATATCTGCGTAGTTGTTGCCAGGAAGTTTATAACTTTTCAAATTTAACTGATGTTGTTAGCTATGTTCCATTCTGTTTATGGGGATATCATAAAATTAGAAGGGTTACTGTTGGTAGATTTAGATGGTTAAAGCGTTTACTGGTTTTGCCGGTAATAGTAGGATTATTCTTTCCGCATTATTATCATGCGCATTATGAAAATGAAAAATGGTATAAAGGAATAAAATAATAAAAATAATAAAAAGGAGAATTTAATAATAATGATATTCAATAAAAAGAAAAAGGGAGAAAGCCCTTTAAAAGCATTGTTTAAAAATCATAAAGATAAAAATGAGGCTAAACTAAAATTTAAAGCTGAGCAACAACGCAGAATTATTAGGTATCTTAAATCTATAGGTCAAATTCCTTCTAATAAAAAGAAAACTGACAAAATAAAAAATATGTCTATTAACAAAAATAAAAAAAAGACTAAACTAAATAAATCAGAGATTAAGTTATTAGAAAAATGGCTTGACAGATATGGTATTACATATTCTGAATTATTTGATTTATTATATGGCACTGTTTATGGTGAATCTGAAATACGTCCAGCATTTTTAAAGAATAATAATGATTATTCTAATACAGATGTTACAAGATTATACCCTGATATTATTGGTATAGATCATACTTATGTATCATATACAGGATCTGCATTAAAAGCCCTTAGAAAACTAAGAAACAATAAATAGTTCCACAAGGGTATTTCAAAAAAAAAAAAAAAAAGGAGAAAAAAAAAAAAAAAAAAAAAAAAAAAAAAAAAAAAAAAAAAAAAAAAAACACCAAAAAAAAAATAA